GCGTGGCAGACTGGCGCGATCGGCTCATCGCGGATCCGATCCCACGCGACGGGTGCGCGGCAGTAGCGGCACCTCGGGCGTTTCGACTTGGGTGTCACGCGGAGCGAGCTCCCGAGCACACCCCGCAAAGGGTCGCCCTTGGGAAGGGTCGCCAGGCCTACGAGGGCGAGGGCGCGAAGCGGGGTCATGGATCCTCACGCCCCGAGCCTACGCCTGATCGGGTGTGTGGGTCAAATCTGACTTGGATCCTCGAGCGACCACGGTAAACGAATTACCAGGGTCGGGCGGGCGTAGCACGAGGCGGGCCGCACGAGTTGGGGCGTCAGGCTGATTTAATCGACCTCGACGCGCACGAGCCTCGACGAAAGGGCGGCGGGTTCGACTTTTCAGCTAAAGATCGCATTCGGGGTCGGGTGATCGCATCCTGATCGGATCGGGAAATCGGATGCGATCATTTGATTTACCCTAAAAGATCAAGTAGTTATATATTTCTGATCTTAAAGAAGATCGTATAGATCGCATTCCTGACGCACTGATCACATGCGCGCCCGCGCACCCGCACACGCGCACACGCTGGCAACCCGACACCCTAGCGGAATCCGATCTATACGATCTTGATCAATGGTTTCGGGTTTCTATGTGATCCGAAATGCGATCCGATGCGATCGGAACCCGATCGGGGGGATTTTCCACACGGAGGGGGAATTAAATCTCATGCCACGATTGACACGGTCCGGGGGCTGATTAAATAGGGCCCATGAATTGGATCGCGATAGCAGGGGCGCGCGCGGGAAATGGCTACGTGTGCACCCTGGCGCGGGGCACGACCGAAGGACCGCGAGCGCAAGTCGCGATCGTCCAGACTCCCGACGCGGGGGTAATCCACGTGTGGGGCGCCCGCTACCTCGAGACGGGCTCCCGCCTCACGGGTAAATCGCTGGCCTCCGCGATCGGCGTCGCGTGCGAGGCTTTGGGCATCGAATATGATAGGGTGACCGAATGAGCAGCTCCGAGCTCCGAGAAGCAAAGCTAGCCCGCCTCAAGGCATGGGAAGCGGTGTGCACCGCTACGGCGAAATACGGCGAGGCCTGCGCGCACGTTGCCCTACTCGAGCGAGGGCCCGAGACGCCCCGCGTCACCCCGCCGCCCGTGCGCACCCCGTCGAGCTCGATCCGTTTGGGCGACGCGAACCAGGTGCGCCCGTTGCCCCCGCCGAGCCTCGGGGAAGATCCGACCGTGGTAGCCCTGCCTTTCGTGGGAGCTCGCGTCATGGATCGGCACGGCGAGCCCGACCCGAGCAGGGCGGGCACGGTTCGCGGCATTTTCGGCGGGAGCGCTTCCGTCGAGTGGGATCACTCTCAAGGGAATTACAGCCCGTACCCTCTCGCCGATCTCCGGGTGCTGGTGTGAGCGTGCGGATCGAGCAGCTGCGCGCCCTCGTGCGAGCTCACCCGGTCAAGCTTGTTGCGGTCGACGTTGAGACCCTCGACCCTCGCACGCGCAGGTTGCGCGTTTCCGTGCGCGTGGCAGCCGAGACCGAACGCGAATATTTCGCTCGACGTTGGCACGATGAATTCGGCGAGACGCCCACGCGCAAAACCCTCGACGCGTGGGATCACATCCAAGCCATGACCGCGGGGCGAGCATGCGGCGTCGAGGATCTGATCAAGCTCCGTCGCAAGCTCGACGACGATCGAGCACGAGCCCTCGCGTTGATCGGTCGCGTGCGATGACGATCCCTCCCGCTGTCGTGGCGCTTTACGTCGACCCACACGGGCCCTACACCAAGCCCGGCAAGGTCGCGGCGTGGTTCGATGCCAAGCGCGACGCGAAGAATTACCGCGGCACGTTGCCCGTTGTTGCACACCCTCCGTGCGGGCCATGGGGGAGACTGAAATTCCTTTGCACCAAGCAACCCGCCGATCTCGGGCCTCTCGGCGTGAGCCAAGTGCGCCAGTGGGGGGGCGTCTTAGAGCACCCCTCGAATTCCACCCTTTGGAAATATTGCGCCATGCCTCGACCGGGTGAGCAGCCCGACGCACACGGAGGCTTTTCGATCCAAGTGAACCAATGCGATTGGGGGCACCGATGCAAGAAAACGACGTGGCTCTACATCGTCGGATGCCCTCTCGAGAGTGTGCCCGCGTTGCCAGCTGCGCGCGGGTTCACGCACAGGATCACGAATGGATCGCGCGGAGATACGACCCTCCCACGTGTCGGAGCGCTCGAGGCGCGCTTGAGCCCCGAGGCCTTCGCCGATTTTCTGATCGCCATAGCGGCGAGCAGTGCAATTTCGCCCCACGCGTGCAAAAATGCCTCGCTCGAATTTCGGGGGTAATCGCTCGAGGTGTGGCGTAATGCCTCACTGCCTGTAATTCGTTCAGTGTGCTTTTGAGGGAAATTACACCGTGTCAATCGTGGCACGATGCCTGCTTAAGGTAATGTCATGCACAAGGCGACGCGCAGCACGAAAAGCGGCGAAATCCAAAATCACCACACCGCGGTGTGGGACGGATGCCCCCGCAAGGTTGTGGGCACGGATGACATTCAATGCACGACGTGCAAGCCCTGCCTTCGCCGCCTGATCAAGCGCGGCGTCGAGGGCGCAGCCGCACGCCTCGCCGAAATCGAGGCGGGCCCGTGAGGGCTTGATCTCGCGCGATGCAACCATCGATCCAAACTGTCAATTTTCAGAAAGGTAATTTTATGAATTTCACGACCGCAATCAAACCCGTTCTCGCCTTCCTCGCGGGCCTCGTGCTCGCCCTGTGCGCTGGCTTCCTCTTACTGGGCTGCTCGGCGGAGGTCGACTCCGACGGTGACGCCGAGCCCGAAACCTACGAGGTCATCGCGGCCGTTTCGCTTCGCTCGGGAGAGGCGAAGGGCGTGCACGTCTATTGCCGCGAGCGAACCGATCGCATCGTGGACGCCGCTTGCTCCGTCGCGCCCAATCCCACGCGCGTAAAGCTCGACTATGACGGGCCGAACGACACCCTAGGCGGCGAGCCTGTGGGCGTGGCGTGGTTTTGCATCGGGCACGCGCCCGAGCAACCCGGCGGACCGCACGTGAGCGGCGGGCGCATCCGCGTGCAAGCGACGTGTGAGGTTGGCGGTCGCCCCGAGGGCTACGAGGTGCAGCCGTGAGCCGCGAAGCAGTGAACAAGGCGCGCGACCGCCTTACGGAAGAGCTATGCCGGGCCACAAGTTGTAACGAGGTCGAGGCAACGATCGTCGCGGCGATCAAGGCACACGGCCGCGAGGCTTACGGTTGCCCGGATTACGACAACGCGATCAGTGACGTGCTGATCATCCTCGGGAGTGACGGCGAGGTGTTCAAATGAGCGGGCCTATTCGCAAGCTGCTCGCCGATTGGGTCTCGGGTCGTGAAAGCGAATTGCGCGCAGCCATCGAGGATGGCTCGAACGAGCCTCGACGCTTCCGCCTGCGCGGCGAAGCTCTCGCGGCGGGCGAGGTCGAGTTGCTGCTAGGCGACTTGATCGACGGGCTCGAAAAGGACCGCGAGATCCTCCGTGACCTCGGAGTCAAGCGGGAGGCCCACAACGTGGCTCGGGCGGCTTACTGTGACGTCAAGAACCCGGGTGAGTCGATCAACCTAGGCGAGGCTGCGCGGAACGCTCACGCGGCCTATTACGAGGCACGACACGCGGCGGGCAAGCGCGCTCGAGAGTTGGCGGGTGAAAAGTGAACGTGGGATTGAAGCTGCAAACGCTGCTCGCGGAGGCGGAAGAGACCCTAGCCTTTTGCTTGCGAGCTCCCGGCAAAGCACCGTTCACGCGCAAAGAAGCGGAGCACGGGCGTAACATCGTGCGGGCGATCGTTGACTGGCTCGATCCCGAGGTCGAGGCGTTCGAGCGGGATCGCGCCATCCTGGCGGAGCTCGGGCGCAAGCGCGCCGACCAGATCGCCGCGATCGACTCTTACACGGAGCTCACGCGAAAGGGTTTCACGCACTCCGAGATCCTTCCGCGTAAACGGAAGCTCGACGCCGCGAACGAGGCTTACGGCGTGGCGCTCAAGGCAGCCGAGAAGCGCGGCGCGGAATTGGCGGGTGTGTCGTGAGCCTCCGCGAATTGTTCGGCGCAATGAAAGCGAACGCGGTTGATGTGGTGGCAACGCTCGACGGCCGTCGATACACATGCGCGGAGCTCAACGCGGAGCTCGATGAGCTCTTTACGATCCGAAACATGCTGATCCATTCGGGCCTAGCGCGCATGCTCCCGAGCAAGGGGATTTCGCCCGAGCTCGCCGAAACGCACAAGCGGGCCCGGGTGTTCTCGCGTGACGCTATCGACGTGCGGGCCCTCGCCCTGGCGTCGCTGGCGCATCAACAAGGCGTGAGGCTTTGCAGGTGCGGGCTCATGTCCGCGCCGCATGGCCCGTGCCGCATTCACCCGCGAGCGGCGGGCGAAGAACACGGGCGGCGCTATCGCTGCGAAGCGTGCTGCGAATGCCGCGATCCGGAATACTTCCCGAGCGGGTGTTACGACTCGACCGACGTCGACTCCGACGATGGGCGCGACGTCGATTCCGATCCCATGCCCGAGAGTGACGAAACGCCTTCCTGGCGCAAGCGTCACGGGTGGCCCGAGCCATGAGCCTCCGCAAGCTCCGAGCTCAGCGGGAGCACGACAAGCGGGCACGCGCGCAGCTTTGGCCGTGGGGCCCGAGGCAAGGTGCGCACGCCCTCATCGGGTGGCGTCGAGGTTGGCGCCTCACGCTTTGGGTGCTTCGCATCGTCGCCCACATCGACGGCGTGGCAATCGCTCGCCTCGGGCCCCACGCGCGGCGCCCGTTGCCCTGGCGGGGTGCGGCGTGATCCGGGAATTTATCCGGGCGTTTTTCGAGACACTGCTCGCACCCTATCGGCGGCGCGTGCTCACCCCGAGGCAACGTCACGCGGATTTCATCATTCGTAAAATGTACGCCGAGCAAAAGAAACTCGACGCGTTGCGGGCACGCTGGCGAGCAGTCGACGGCGCATGCTGCCCTGAATGCTGGTCGGGTGGGCGAACCTCCAAAATCATCGACGCACAGGAACGACGCGCAACCATGCTCGCGGTGCAGCTCAAACGCGATCCCTTGCCTCAACACCTCGAATTCCTCCGCCTGGCACGGGAAGGAAACCTCGACCTTGCCGAACCGCTCTCACGGTTTACGGGTGACCCGTGCTCCTGAGCAGCTCACAGAAACGGTTGCTCTACCGCATCCTCGGATGGCAGGGCGAGCACGAGCATGGGCGAGGCTCTTACGAGCTCACGCCCGCGGAGCTCGTAATCCGAAAACTGATCGAGCTCGGAGTGATCCGGGTTCACGTCTCGGAGCTCGCCCGCGCGCTGCTCGAAATCAACCCGCCGCGCAAGCCCGATGTGCTGCCACACGATGAGCTTTGGCAAGCGAAAGCGGATTGCAAGGGCTCCGTGATCCATGCCCCTGGCGGCGGGGTCAAGTGCACCGGTTGTCACGGGTGGTACTGCCTGTAACGCCCCGCGTCGAGCCCATCCCCGAGCCCCGATCTCCCTGTGAGGTCGGGGCTTTTTTGCGCGTTCCGCTCGTTCAGTTTGCGTAATTTTGCATCGGGCGTTTTTGGACACTTGACCCGAAAGGCAACGGGGCTTATTGTCACTGCTCTCGAGGAGAGGCACCCCCGCACGCGCGTTCCTCCTGACGCGTGTGCGGGGGTTTTTAGCCCGCCCCGAGTGCCCCGCCTATGTCACACCTCGTTACGGCTGCTCGCTGGTATGCGGAACGTGGCTTCATTCCGTTGCAGCTCAGCGATCCGCGCGACGCGAGCGACCTTGCGCCGGGTAAGCGCCCGCTTGGCAAGTCGTGGCAAACCACCCCGTACGCCGACCCTGACGCGGTAGCGGCGCGTTTCGCCTCGCACTCGGGAAACATCGGAATGCGCATGGGCGCGTGCCCCGCCGGTCGTGTGGTCGCCCTCGACGTGGACGGGCCCGAGGGAGCCTCAACGCTCGCCGCCCTCGAGAGGGAGCTAGGTGCCCTCCCGCCCACGCTCACGAGCCGTAGCGGGCGCGCGGAGGGGGGAGAGCATCGAGTGTTCGTGCTTCCCGACGGAGCCCCCACGATCGGCAACGCGAGCCCTGTGCGTGGCGGACACCTCGACGTGAGAGGCGAGGCCGGTCAAATCGTTGTCGCCCCGAGTATCCACCCCGCAACGGGCGCGCCGTACCAGTGGACAAGCCTCGTAGCCCCCGCAACGCTTCCCGCCGCTTGGGTCGCCCGTCTCGTGCAAGCTGGCAACGGAGGCGCCACAGGGGCAACGGTTCGCAGTGGCGGGGTGCTCGACTCGATCGACGGCGCAACCATCCCCGAGGGCGAGAGGCGTAACAAGCTATTCCGCGTCGCCTGCGCCGCTCATGCGATTGGTGCCGACGTCGCGAAAGTCGTGCACGCCGCGAACGAGCGTTGCGTGCCCCCGCTCCCGCATCCCGAGGTTGCCCACCTAATCACGGATGTAATTCGCCGCTATCCCGCGGGGCACGGGCTTTCCGACCTCGGGAACGCGGAGCGGTTTTATGAGCGCTACGCGGGCGCCTATCGCTATTGCGGCGATCTCGGAGGCTGGCTCGAATTCGATGGGCGACGATGGCGCGCGAACGAGCACGGCGTAACGCGCGCCGTCGCTGAAACCATCCGTGCCCTTTACGTCGAGGCAGCGGCTTGCACCGATGACGACGCCGCGAAACAGATCCGAGCTCACGCCAAAGCCTGCGAGGCGGCGGGCCGCATTGCCTCGTGCCGCACGCTCGCCGAATCGAAGTGCGACCTACCCCCCGAGGCGTTCGATCGTGACCCGTGGATTTTCGTGGCAGCGAACGCGACGATCGACCTCCGCAACCTCACGCCCCGAGCTCACGACGCGAAAGACCTTGCGACGCAAGCCGCCAGCGATGCGACGGTTTACGACCCTGTGGCGGTCGCGCCGACGTGGGAGGCGTTCCTTTCGCGGTGCTGGCCAGATCCGAGCGTGCGCGCGTTCTTGCAGCGATGGTGCGGCTTGCTGCTCTCGGGGGATTGCAGCGAGCAGAAATGGCTTTTGCTCACGGGCGAGGGCAACAACGGAAAGGGCGTGCTCGTGCACACGCTCACGGCGTTGCTCGGGTCGTATGCATACAACGCCCCCACGAACTTTCTCACGAAACGCAAGAACGAGCCGCACCCGACCGAGCTCATGGCAATCCGCGGCAAGCGGGCGATCTTCCAAAGCGAGACCGAGAAGGGCGCGACTTGGAACGAGGAACGCCTAAAGCAGCTCACGGGACGCGATCCCATTACGGCGCGTCTGATCTCCGAAAACTTCGTTACGTTCGAGCCCACGGGAAAGATCATGGTTTGCGCGAACGACGCACCGATCGTCGAGGGCGACAATCATGCTTTCTGGCGGCGCATCCTCACGTTGAAATGCGGCGTCATCATCCCGCCGGAAGAGATCGATATTCGTCTCGAGGAAAAGCTACGCCTTGAGCTCTCGGGCATCCTCAATTGGTGCATTGCGGGCCTCGCGGATTACTACCGCACGGGCCTGCGCCCGCCGCCCGCCGTGGTCGCGGCGGCTGCCGAATACCGCGAGAGCGAAGATCCCCTGATCGCATTCATCGAGCAATGCACCAAGCCCGCACCCGGCGGGCACGTGGACGCGGGAGCGCTGTATCAGGCTTACAGCACGTTCGCTCGCCGCGGGAACGTCGAGCCGATTTCGATCAACGCGTTCGGTCGTGCCATGCAACGCCGAGGTTTCACGAGTGCGATTGTGGGCGCGAACCGATCACGCGTTCGCACAGGGATTACATTGATCGACCCGATTGGAGTGTCATTGTGAGCAAGAACCGCCAAAACCAGAATCGCCCCGCTTCCAAGCCCGTCGAGCTCCGCGAGCCGATCGCCGAATACACCCCGATCGAAAAAGCGGCGGGCCTCGGTTCGATGAGTTTGGAAGAGTACGCGGAAGCCTGCGCGCCCGTTGTCGCGCCCATCATCGAGCCCCCGGTATACTCGAGCGAGGGCGCAGCCGCCGATCCCGACCTTTTCGGCGTGCTCGTGAAAGGGCACGATGTGCGGTCCGCAAAGGTGTATGTCATGGGTTCAAGCCGTGACTTGGATCGCGCCCGCGCCGCGATGCAAATGCTCGGGTACGATCGGATTACCCACGATTGGGTGAAAGTGATCCAATCGCAAATGTTGCCCGATCACTCCCTCTCGCGGAATCAGTGTCGGAAATTCGCCCTTGAGGATCTCGAGGGCGTTGACGCCGCCGACGTCGTGCTAGCGTTGCTGCCTACGGACCGCACGCCGAGCACGGGTCATTGGTTCGAGTTTGGCTACGCCTACAAGTCGTGTAAGCCCATCATTACGGCGGGCACGCGCAAGGGCATTTTTTGGGCGTTGGGCGATAAGCACTTCGGGAGCGACGCGGAGGCAATCGCGTTCTTGCGGGGTGTAGCGTGATCCGGTTCGGCGAGGCCTCCGCGTTCTGGGCTACCCCCGCCGTCGAGGCGGAGATTTGGGGGCGTGCCTTCGCGGTGTGCCTGGCTCGCGGGCAATCGATCCCGTTCGCGGGTGAACAAGCGGATCTCTCTGTGCTCGAGTTACGCAAGCGATACGCCGCCCCCGTCGCGCTGCTCACGGGTGACACGGAGCCCCCGCCCTCGGGGCGGTCGCGAATCGTGTGCGTTGAGTGTGACGCTGAGATCGACGGCGAAAAGCTGAAACTGTATTGCGCGGAATGTGCCCCCGTCGCAATCGAGCGTGAGCCCCGCCCGTGCGTGCGCCCGCCGCTGCTCGATCGCCCCGAGCCGCCGACGTCTAGCGCTGGCGGGGGTGAGTCGTGATCATTGGCTACGGCGTGCGTGACCGACTCGATCGCCCGCTCCGTCGCGGGTGGGAAACCTCGGAAGCACCCTTCGCGGGCACGTTGGGGATCTGGACCACGACCAAAGAACAAGAGGCAATCGCGGCCGTCGAGCGCTTCCCTCCCGCCGTCGGAGCTCGCGTCGTGGTCGTGAGGCTCGGGCAATGAGCGGCGAGCAGCCCGACGGCGAAGGCGTGGAAATCCGTTGCTCGTGCGGGCATCGGTTCCAAGTGCCGCAATGGATCATCGACACGGCGCAGGCCTTCCGCCCGCGCCCGCCTTACCTTCAATCAACGTGCCCGAATTGCAAGGCGAGCCATCGTGCGAAGCTCGACCCCGCCCCCGCGTAAATGCATCGGGTGGGCCCATTGCGAAGCTTGCAGGCCCGGCCGTCCACGTTGTCAATTACGAGCTCGTGAGTCGAGCTCCGAGACCGCCCGTAAATACCGCGTGTGCTACTGCGGTCGGGTTCACTGGCCACACCGCTTAGGCTACTGCGAGAGCGGCGCGGCGGACCGTTACGAGAATGCGAGGATCTATGGCCCACCCCCCGAGCCCCTACCGGAAACCAGCGAAAGCCCCCGAGCCCATTCCGTGGGCGGGCTGTAACCACGAGGCCTACGTTTTGCGCTGCTATGGCGTTTCGCGCCCGTGCTCGCTTTGCGCGCAGCCCCCGCCGCTTCGCATGCCGCCGCCTCCGATGGATCGGAAGGATTGACGATGCCTTACGATCGTCATCGAGGGTGGTTCGCTGAGCTCTTCCAAATCGACGTGTATTACACGCCCGTCGAGAGTGCGCGCGCCGACTCATTCCACATCAACGAATATGACGCCCCGATCATGGGTGCGGCGCCCGCTCTCAACTTTCTCGATCGCCTGCGCGTCGCGGTCATTTCGCGTGCCAAGTCGAGCGACGCAAGCGCGCGTGTGATCGCCTATCGCATCCTCCCGCGCACCCGCGAGCGAATGCGCTACGTCGATCGTCTCGTTCGGCTCGACGGCGGCGATCTCACGCTATGAGGATTTCGGGCTCAACGATCGGAAGCTTTCGGCGTTGCCCGAGGATCTTCTATTTCGAGCAGGTTGTAGGTTTCTGCAATGCGCCGCCTACACTTGCGGGCGTCACGAAAGAGCTATCCCGGATCGATCCCGTCGGGTTCCTTCCTGTGCCGAATGGCTCGGGCCTTTACCACCCGCTCGCCGTCCCGCTTTGGCTGCGAGTGCTCGAGATCACATCGGGGCGGGGCGAGCCCATTACCCGTGCCGACTTGCTAGCGATCCGGGTAATGCCCGCGACGCATCGAGGCACCCTCGTTCACGCTGCGCTTGAGCGTTGGTTCAATGGCGGGCACCTCGACCCCCTTCGCAACCCGATTGACGCAATCGCGTTCGAGGCCCTCCCGTTCCTCCCGCCACGGAACGCGCCAGGAATTACGACCGAATCGGAATTCGTGCTCGAAATCGACGGCGTGGCTTGGAATGGCCGAACCGACCTCGAGACCGCGGAAGAGCTATTCGATCATAAAACGACCAAAGATAAGGAATACGCCAAGATCGTTTGCGAGGAATCCGGGCCCGTAGCCTCGCCGTGCCTGAACGACGGGCGCGACGATGACACCCCTACATGCTTGCTTTGCCACGATCTCCAGTGCGCGCTTTACAGCCTTAAGAAAATGATTGCGCGGGGGGTGGAAACGCTCCGCATCCGTTGGAATTACTTGATCACGAAATGGGGCAAGGGCCTCGACGGCGAACCCAAGATCCGGTGTATTTCCCGAGCGGGCACCATTACGAGGGCCCGAGCTCTCGCGGTCGTGCGTAATGCAAATAACGACGCCCGCAATGCAAAGACACTTGCAATCCACCCGTCACACCTTACAGTGCCATTCAACCCGAACGGTTGCCGCGCCTTTGGAGGGTGCGACTTTGAACCGATCTGCAACCTAACCTCAGACCAGAAACTAGAGGCTCTCATGTCTACCGCTCCGATGACCCTTCCCCCGTTCCCTGGCTCGACTCCCGCTCCCGCGATCACTTGGGGCCCGCACCCCGATCCCGCCACGGCCGCAAAGGGCGTTGTCGTGAGCTCCGACCGCGCTTACATGAGAGACCCGAGCGGCAATCTCTACAGCTGCGCCGACGGTCGCACGTTCCTCGCAACGCAACTCCCGCCCGAGCTCGCCGCCTACGCGTTGAATGCCGCGCCGCCGCCCGACCCGTTCGCGAACCTCCCGACACTTCCGGGTGTGCCGCAATCGCCCGCGCAAGCTTCCGCGTCGACCACGACCACGGAGGCGCCCGCCGTCGAGCAGGTTGCCCCGCGCAAGCGTGGACGCCCCAAGGGCTCGGGGAAAGCAGGCACGGCCGAGACTCCGCCGACCACGGCCGCGCCGAGCCTCGACGCCCTCACGGCCGCGACCAACGCCGCGTACCTCGCAGCCAATCCCGAGGCAGCGGCCCGAATCTCGGCGCAGCCTGGCGGCGCGGAGGCGATTGCAAAGCTGCAAGCCACAGTCCAGCAAGGCGCATACATGAATGGCAGCGTGGACACTCCGCCGCCGAACATGCCGCCGCCTCCCGGCGGAGCTCCGACGACGACCGCCGAGATCGCGGAGGATTCCGCGTTGCGCGCCGCCCTCAACGTGAAAGAGAAACTCTTTCTCGCGGCGCCGCACCTCCGCGCCATCGCTGACATTTGGGAAGGCAAGGTGACGAAATGAGCTCCCGTCGACTGTTCAAGCTCGACTTGCTCGACGCGGTGCTCGAGTCGATTCCGCCTCGTGAGCATGCAACCGACGGCGAGCGAATGGCGCTGCTTTGGGATCGTCTCGGGATCATCGCGGATCTGCTCGACGCCGCTTCGCTCGCAGCCATGCGCGGCATGAGCGCGAATGCGATTCTCGAGGCAATGCGCGCGGACCGCGGAGCGGAAGACGTCGCACTCGAGCACGAGCATTCGCGCCAGGCAGTGAACGAGGTTCGCAAGCGGAACGACTTTGCCTCCGCTGGCGGAATGCGCGTCGGCGTCGATCTCGCTCGCCCTGGCTCGCGCGACCATACCGCGATGGTCATCATCGACGATCCGATCAAACCGGGTTATTCCCCGGTCGACGGCGCACGAGCCGCCGCGTGGTTCGAGCAGGCCCTCGCACCGAAACCCGGGCGTCGATTCGGCGGAACGATCGTCGTCAACGGCGCGCGCCCATTCGATGCCAACGATCCGATCAAGGCAATGCTCGATCAGATCATCCGCGACGCTGCGAAATGAGCGAGCCCGCGGCGTGGGAGGATCTCGATCTCAAGGCAGGGGCGCCCGTGCGGCGCTTCGCTTGGGATCACGAGGTGCAAGCTACGAGTGAGCTGCGCCGAATCATCAACATCCCACGCCGCATTTACACCCCCGAGAACGAGGCTGCGATCGTTTCAACCTACACCGGGTGGTTACGTAAGCCCTCGAGCGATTGGACGCTACACGCGCAACAAGCCGTACCGTTGCACGAGGCGCGCACCTACGGCGGGTTTTTCGGAAACATCTATGCGGGCGGCGGTAAGACGCTGCTTAGCGGGTTGTTGCCGATGGTCGGCGAGGCGCGAAATCCTGTGCTGCTCACGGAGTCGGGCCTACTTGAAAAGACCTCCCGGGAAATGCGTGAGCTCGACGGAAAGTTTCACGTGTGCACCTGGCTCCGCACGCTCGGATATAGCGCCCTCGGGCGTGCCTCGTATTACGCGGAGTATGACCCCGAAACCAAGCTCCCGATCCCGGAGTCAGGGCTACTCGAACGAATCGATCCGGATTGGCTGATCGCTGATGAATGCTTCGCCCTCGCGAACAAGAAATCCGCCGTCACCCAACGCGTGATCAACTTTCTCGAGGCGCGCTTGCGCGCTGGTCGGCGCGTCAAGTTCTGTGCCTTCTCGGGCACGATCACGAACAATTCGATCCTGAGCTACGCGCACCTCATTCGCTACACGACGCCGCGGGCTTGGTGCTGGCTCCCTGGCAATCGCCTCGAATTGTGGGAGTGGCATAAGGCGATCGATAAAGAGGAAGTTGGGCCCGGCGCACTCGTGCAAGGGCTCGGCGCCGCGAGCTACAATATCGCCGACGTGCGCCGCGCCTACGCGGACCGCATGATCGCAACGCCTACCGTGTACCTCACGAAAGAGGGCGAGGCCGGAAGCTCACTCGAATTCCGCGAGCAGCTGCTCGAATATCCCCCCGAGGTCGCGAACGCATTTACGCCGCTCCGCAAAGATTGGGAAATGCCCGATGGCTGGCGATTGGAAGACGCGCCGCTAGTGTGGGCTCACGCGCAACAACTCTCGCTCGGGTTCTACATGGCGCACACGCCGCGCCCTCCCATCCCGTGGGCGGAGGCCCGCTCCGTGTGGGCGGCTTGGTGCCGACACATTCTCACTTACAACCGGCGCAACCTTGAGAGCGAGTTGCAGGTAACCAATTCGGTCGACGCGGGTAACGAGGATCCCGAGGCGTGGAAAGCCTTGCAGGCCTGGCGCGCAGTGCGCCCCACGTTCGAGAGCAAATCCAAAGCGGTTTGGATCTCCGATGTGGGATTGCGGACCGTGCGAGATTTTCTAGCGAAGGCGGAACGCCCGACGCTGGTTTGGGTCAATCATACGGATTTCGGCGAGGCCTGCGCGCAATGGTGCGGAGTGCCCTACTTCGGTCAAAAAGGCTTGACGCGGGACGGCCGTTACATTGAAGATCACAACGGACATGCAATCCTCTCTCATCGTGCGAACGAGAAGGGGCGCAACCTCCAACATAGGTGGGCCGACAACCTCGTAACCTTCGCCGCGCCTGGCGGCGCACACACGGAGCAACTCGTAGCGCGCACGCACCGCTACGGACAGAAAGCGGATGTGGTAAACGTGACTTTCCTTATCGGGTGCTGCGAGCACATCGCGGGCCTTGATAAGGCGGAACGGGAAGCGCATTACGCACAAGATACGATGCGCCAGCCGCAACGCCTCGTTTACGGAAATCTCACCCGCTCGATCTCCCGCAAGTTCGCAGGCAATCGCGCGGAGCATCGATGGTTCAAAGAAAGGTGACACGTCATGGCTAACACTGAAAATTGGAGCAACGCGATTCGATCGGTAAACGCCCTCGGGAACGAGGCTGCAACGGCGATCGACTCGCTCAAGGTTTCCGAGACCTCCCGCGAGCAGCAACGGAAGACGATCGAGCAGCTGCAAGAGGAAAAGCGGCGGCTCGAAAATGACCTCGCGGCGGAGGTCAAGAGCAACGGGACGTGGGAGACCAACAACCGGGAGCAATTCAACAAGATTCGGCGCGCCGCTGCTCTCGAGTTTGCGGACAATCGCCCGCCGCTCTCGTGGGATGACCTCGCGAACCGCATTCAGATCATGCGTTCGGCGCGTTGCGCGGGCACCACAGGAACGAATCAACACACCTGCTACGTCGATCCCGAGCTCGCCACCCTCCGCGAGAAAGCCGCCGACGCAATCGCGGAAACGAATCGGATCCGCGAGGCAGCCACCAAGATGGATCGCGAGCGGTTCGAGTCGATCGCCATTGCCGCGGGCTTCTATGACGAACGCACGCGCCCGCGGAATTGGGAAGAGCTCGCCGACGGGATCCGCACCATGCGCGCAAAGCCTTTCGAGCCTCCGCCCGTCGTCAACACGACGATCACGGTAAACGGGTTCGAGGGTCCGAACGCCGAGCAGCTCAAGGCGGCGCTCGACGATTACGTCGATGCTGCTACGCGGGCCCTCATTCCCGACACGTCGTGCCGCTCCGCCGCCGCGGAGATCCGCGGGCAGAAAAACGAGCGGTCGCGCGCCGTGCGCATGCTCCGAGAGTTTGCCCGCAACCTCGAGCGAGGGGTGGGCACGAACGAGAAAGAATTTACACGCAACGTCAAAGCCGCCGCGCTGTATCGCGCCGCGGATGCAATCGAAGGAACGGAGTGATCAGCATGGTAATTTTCAGAGGCATCCTAGGCGCAGCAATCAAAGCAATCCCCGACGGCCCCAAGCGGCGCGTGTTCTTCGCCACGGCGATCGACTTGTTCGAGACCCACGGCCCCAAGTCGTTCGACGCCCACGACTACGAGCACATCGATGACGAATTCGATTCGCTGCTCGAGGCGCGGCCGTTGCCGTTCAAGCCCACGCCCGAGCTCGCCGACGACGCCGAGCCCGCCAGCGAGCCGCCGCCCTCCGTGACGCGGGCGGAAGGCGAGGGGCTGCCCCCGCGCAAGCCCGCTGCCAAAGCCAAGCCCGCCCCGAAGAACGGCAAACCGGGAACCCTCGACGGGAAGCCCGCGAAGGCCCTCGACGACACGAACGGGGGTGAGTCATGAATCAGCCCCCGCCCTTTGGCCCGCCCGCCGCCGCCGCGTGGGGGGCTCCCGCCGCCCCGCCACAGGCCTACGCGCAGCCGCCCGCCCCGCCAGGGTGGGGGCAGCCCCCGGGCCCTCCGCCGCCCGCGCAGCCGCAAGCGTGGGGCCCTCCACCCGCGCAGCCGCCCGCCGCACAGTGGGGCCCGCCTCCGGGGGCGCAGGGCGGCTATGCGCCCGCTGGCATGCCTCCCGCCGGGCCTCCGGGCCCTCCGCCCGCACAGTGGGGCGCGACCCCTCCCGCCCCCGTCCAAAGCGCTGGCGCGCTCATGGCGCAGGCGTGGGGGCCCGCTCCGCAAGCCATGCCCCCCATGGTCGCGGTTCCCGCCGCTGAGCACGATCTCAACTCCGCCAAAGATGAGGCGGATCGCTTCCCGCGCATCGAGGCGGGCGCAACGTGCGATTGCGTCGTCGAACGCGTGCACAAGGTGCCGACCCGTGGAAAGGGCGATTTCGTGGAATTCGTGTTCAAGGTGGTTCGCTCGAACCATCCGCGAATGCCCGTCGGTCACATGTGGAGTATCTTTCAATCCTGCTCGTTCGACGGGGTAGACAAGATTTTCCGCGGTATCGTGCTCGCGATCATGGGTTACTCGAAAGAAGATTTCGAGGCCCTCAAGGCGGCGGGCACGCCTCCCGACCTCAACGGAACTTGGCGCGCCATCCGCGAGCCTCACAACCCGGCGCACGGTCGCATGGTCCGCGCGACCGCGAAGACCTCGATTGCAGGCCCGCGATCGAAGCACGCGGGTAAGGCGTTCACGGATGCGAAGCTCTCGAAATACATCGAGGGCGCGCCGCTTCCCGAGCTCGCCGCGGGAGCTCCCGCCGCGCAGGCAGCACCCCCGCCGCCTCCGCCCCCGCCTCCCGCACAATTCGCGGCGCCTCCCCCCGTTGGGCCCGCCGCACCCGTCACGCCGCTCCCGCCTCATCTTTGGCGGAACGACGCCGACGGTTCGATCTGGGATCTCAACACACGGAGTCGCGTCCAATGAAATTCTCGCCCTACGTTTCCAAGTCGGTCTATTCCAAGGTTGCCAGCGATCACAAGATCAAGGCATCGCAGATCCTCGAGCACAAGGACGCACGCGCGCAGGTGTTCAAGAGCTGCTATGAGGCGGGCCTCACGATGCTCGAGATCGCAACCCAATTCGATACGACGCCGCCGACGGTCTATCGAAACATGAAACGCGCCTACCCGAAGGAATTCCGCGGGCGCGCGTGAGACGTGCGACACCCCTAGCCCAAAGCCATTGGTAGCCGGGTGTGGGATCGCAGAACGAGCGTAGGGTGCCCCGCTCCCTTGGAAATAGGGCACCAATCTTCCCCACTAGGAGGCCCGCCCATCGAGGCGGGATCCGTCGTTCGATTCGGCGGGTGGGGGCCCGGGTGCTGAAACGATAGGCAGCCCGTTTGCACATTCCACGACCAACGAAATCCGGGGCCTCATGTAGCAGTCGAGCGGGTGACGCCCGCGACCTCGCCGAAAAAAGGCAAAAGCAAAGCAGAGTGGGCCCGCACCCCTCGACCGTTCAGCGACTGTTTCAGGGGTGCGGGCATTTTCCCTCGGATTGGCGGAAGTGCCCGAGGCACCGAAACCGAAAGGTTCACGGCCCAAAGGCTAGGCATACGCGACCCCTAGAGGGGTGCACTAGTACCGCGAGGGCTAGGCAATGCGGGTTCGAGTCCCGCACGAGGGGCTAATGTTAGGTTGGGATTTCGAGACCGAACCGTTTTCGCCAGGGGATCAATTCCCGCTTGCGGCGTGCCTCTCGTGGGCCGACCTCAACGGGAACGCGGGCCTATTGCACGGGCTCGATCCTCAAACGCCGCTTGCGCTGGCGCAGGCGTTCGCAGGTAATACGGCGGGGGCTAACACGGCGTTCGACGCGGGCGTAGCGTTGCGCAATTACCCCGAGCTCGGGCCCGCGATATTCGACGCCTACGATTCGGATCGCGTCTATGACGTGCTGATCCGCCAGCAATTGATCGACCTCGCGGAGGGGCGACTACGAGGCTACCGAAGGGGCGAAGGCGGGAAGCTCGAAAAAATCGGGTATGGCCTCGATGAGGTCGCGCCGCGTAATGGCTTCCCGATGCCAAAGAAGGCGAAGCTACGCAAGGGGCAAGAGATCCCGCGGAGCTCGCCCGACTATTGGCGGCGTCGCTACAATGAGCTCCGCCCGCTCATGCTCGAGGAATGGCCCGACGACGCCCGCAAGTATGCGATCGACGACGCCCGCGCCACAGTGGCAACCGTCGCGTGTCAGCAAGCAAAGGCGCACCTGCTCGACGATCAATTCCGGCAATGCCGCGCCGACTTTGCGCTAAAGCTCACGAGTGCTCGCGGGCTGATTACGGATCCTGACGCCGTCCCGTATTTCGAGCGGGCTATCGAGCGAAGGATCGGCGAGCTCCGCGACGTGCTTTCCGAGCCCGCCGCTTGGATGTGGTCGGGCTCGCAGTGGGAAGGCGCGGGCCTCGTGCGTGAGGATGGCTCCCGCGACATGAAAGCCGCCCGCGCGCGCATGGTGGCAGTGTGCCAACGCGAGGGGATCCCGGTCAAGCTCACCCCGAAGGTTTGGAAAGTCTCGAAAAAAACGGGCGAGCGCTACGAGTCGGGCGGCGAGGTCATGACCGACGCCGACACGTGCGAAGAGACGGGCGATGAGATCCTAAAGTTGTTTGGGGAATACGCCCAAATGATCGCGGTCAAGTCGAAGGATCTCGAATTCCTGACGCGAGGCACGCGCGAGCCGATCCATTGCCGTTACAATTGCATCCTCGAGACGGGCCGCACGTCGTCGAGCAAGCCCAACGTTCAGAACTTGCGCACGCTGCCAGGCATCCGCGAGGCGTTCATACCTCGAGCGGGCTACGTGTTCGCAATGGCGGACTATTCCGGCCTCGAATTGGCAATGATGGCGCAGGCCTGCCTAGAGCTCGTAGGCTTCTCGCACCTCGCCGACGCAATCAACGCGAACCGCGACGCACATCTAGAGGTTGCCGCTCGCATCCTGCAACGCCCGTACGATGAGCTCGTAACGATTTACGAGAACGAGGATCACCCGGAATGGGACGTCGTTTACAAGGCGCGCCAAACGGGCAAGGTCGCTAACTTCGGGTTCCCTGGCGGGCTCGGAGCCGCGACGCTAGTGGAATACGCCCGCGCCCTTTACAACGTGCGGATCACGGAAGCGGAGGCCAAAAACCTTAAGCGCATTTGGCTCGACACGTTCCCCGAATTCCGCCGCTACTTCCAAATCATTGGCGCAGCCGTCGAGCGTGGCTTGGGTATTACCCAACTCTACACGCGCAGGCATCGGGGCAAGGTCACCTATTGCGCCGCCGCGAACACGCTGTTTCAGGGGCTCGGCGCCGACGTCGCGAAATCGGCGGGGTGGAAAATCGCCCGCGCTTGCTTCAATGACGTTCATTCGCCGCTATGGGGATCGTTCCCGGTCGTGTTCGCCCACGATGAATGGATCTTGGAAGTGCCCGAGTACAAGGCGCACGAGGCTGCGATCGAATTGGAACGCCTCATGCTCGAGGCAGCCCGCGAGCTCGTGAAAGGTGTACGCCTCAAGGCTGCCCCGAAGCTCGCGCGGCGTTGGGCGAAGAAAGCGAAAACGCTAAAAGATGGTAATGGGCGCTTGATTCCGTGGGATAAGCCTTACCTTGAGCTCATGAAAACGAGTGAGGCGGAAGACAAGCGAAAGCAGGCAGCATGAAATTTCCCCCCTACACCTGCGCGGAGCTCGACGCCCTCGACGCCGAGACGATCCCGGCGGAGCTCGAAACCCTCGAGAGCCTGCCCCGTTGGACGTCGGCGGAAATGTCGGCGTGCTGCAAGGCCTGGCGCAGGCAATCGAAAGCCCCTCGTAAAAAGTTGGCGTGCCAGGATTGACACGGCGAGCGGTCGTGGTTTACTAGGGCCCATGACAAGCATTCTGGATTCCGCCTCCGCCGTTCGGTTCGCAACGTTGCACGGTCCGCGTACCCGCCGCGCGATGATTCAGGTTCGCCAGATCATGGGGAACGTGCTCTTGCAGCGCAAGGTTAGCTCCCTCTTTCAACGCGTGCGCGGCACGCGGATCGACCCGAGCCCGAAAGTCGGCGGCTCATGGTGCAAGTGACCCCGCTTACCGCGCTGGCCATCGTGGACGCCTCCGCCGCCCGCGCGAAGATCAAAGCCGCCCTCAAGGATTCGACTCACCCCGCCGCCGCAAAGGCTCTCGGCGTCTCTCTTTCGACCCTTTGGCGCCTCGTGCGCAAGCTCGGGATCCAATGAACAAGCCCGCGTATTTCGTGCAACAAGTCGGCGGCTCATGGTACGCGGAGGTTACGATCGGGTGGCGTACCTACGCCGCTTTCGGGTCGACGTTCCGCGAATGTGCGGAGGCCCTCAAGGCGAAGGCGGGCCATGCGTGAAACTCGGGATCACATGTGGCGGGCCCGCGCCTCGAAAGGCAATCATGGCACTGCTCTCGATTGATTCAGGCGATGAGACGGGGTGGGCGTTCTTCCCGACGTTCGGCGATCCCGTCGGCGAGCCGAACCGCCTTTACGCGTGCGGCATCACTAAAGGTGACGCGCCCGTGTTTCCGCGCTACCCCTGCGCCTCGCTGAGCACGATCGTCGAAATCCCTCACAAGGGCAAAGGGAAGGCAAAGAAGGGCGATATTATCACCCTCGCTTTCCGCGCAGGCCTGGCGGCGGGCACCTACGGGGCACCCTGGCGCGCCATTCCCGCGAACGTGTGGAAAGGCACGGCCCCGAAATCCGTGTTTGCGCGTCGCATCCTCAAGGCTCTTACCCCCGCTGAGCTCGCAACCCTCAAGCGGGTTCTTTCGACACTTGCGAAAACCTATCATGACGACGTAATCGACGCCGTGGGCCTCGGGTTGTGGGCTTGCGGTCGTTTACCGAAAGGCGGTCCGCGTGGATAATCAGAACCCGGAGAATCTCGTTTGCCTTCCCACGGAGGTTGGAAAGGCGATTCACAAGGCGTTGCAATTGAAATACGAGGAAGGGTTCCGCGCGCAGGGGCTCGCCACCCGTCAAGGCGTGCTGCTCGAAATCGTCGGGCTCGTGAAAGAGTGGGAGCGGAAGCACCTCGAGAACCGCGACCGCTACGAGAGCGACGCCCGCGAGGCGATCACGCCCGCGCCGTTTCAGTCTCGCCGCCCTGTGCGGCCGTGGCGTGAGTCGATCATCCTCGCCCTGCAAGAGCACGACGCCGCGGAGCTCTTGCACGTTTACGTTCAGAAATTGGAGGCGTTGCGATGATCGACTTTTACCGTTACGGGAAGCGCCCGCCGACGCCGCCCGATGCTTGTTGCATTACGGATGTGGGGCGCGCGGGCGAATCGCGCGGGAAGATCCCCGAGATCGAGTTTCAATTCGATTGCAGGGGCAACCTACATCAACCGAGTTGCAATCCGGGTTGCAACAATTGCGGGCGGCGTCGCTGGCTTTTGGCCGTCGACTCCGCGATCGGCTGCGAGGAAACCGCAATTCTGATCGACGATAGCCCCGACACCCTCGGGCACGATCCAAACGCCGCGCTGGTCATTGCTCAGCGCAAGCGCAGGCAATACGAGGATCCCCACAACGGAAAGGGCGAGATCACAGAGATCGGGTACATCGGGCAAGGTATGCGGGATCAGTGGACGGCGTTCCCGATCGACCCCGAGGCAGCCCGCAAGCTCGCCGCGATGCTCAACGCGTGGGCCGACCACGCGCAAGAGGGGGGTTACTGTGCCTTCTGAGATCACAACCTCCGCCACGATTGACCGCGAACGCGTCGACCTCATCGTCAAGGCGGCGAAAGAGAACGCCGCAACCATCCTTGCCCTGCGCGTCGTGGACGCCGCTACGCACGCCCGCGCCGCGGAGGTGCTCGAATGGGCGGCGAAGGCTAGGAAGGCCCTTGCAGACGAACGGAAGGCGGTAAACAAGCCCCTCGCCGACGCAATCGAAAGGGTCGCATCGTGGTTCACGCCAGCGGAACAAGAGCTCGCGGCGGGCGAGCAGCACCTACGAAAGGAGATCGCCGAATACACGACCGCCAGCCGAGAGCGGAACATGCGGGCTCTCACAACGGGGGCTGCAATGGTCGAGGTTGCACACGATCCGCGCCTGCGAATCGTTCCCAAGGTCACGATCGAGATCGTCGATCGCAGCTTGATCCCGGCCGAATACCTCGTGCCCGATACCGCAAAGCTGCTCGCCGTCGCAAAGGCGGGCGTCGAGGTGCCAGGCGTCAAACGCATCGTGACGAACACGACGCAACGCACGGGCGGTCGGAAGGCGGGAACGTGAGAGCCTATGCGCTTTGCCTGATTCGCGGGTGCGATCTGCGATGTGCAATCTTTCTTTCGGTGCATAGCACGGAAGAGCTAGCGAAACAGCGCGGCGGCGAATACTGGCGCGCGGGCCTGCTCGGCTGGCGCGAAATCTACACGCCCGGGAAAGAGCGGGTTTTGGTAGGTTTCGACCGATGGGATCAACCGGTTTTGGTCATTGAAGGGACACACCTCGAATGAAGCGCATTACGATCGAGCTCAACGAAAAAGATCACGCCCGTTTGGTCGCGCTGGCGCGCGCCAAGAACGCCACGCCCGAGGCTTGCTTGATTCGCATGGTGCAATCTTGCCAGCCGAACGGATCGGGGTGGGTACACCCGGCGGATAAACCCAAGTCATGATCTATCACGGCAACATGCTCGAGATCAGCCCCGCGGCGGTCGCGACTTACGACGTAATGCTAACGGATCCCCCCTACCGGGAGCACGTGCACTCCGCCGCGACGTCGCAAAGCGTTGGGCGAGGGACGCGAAAACGCGATCTCGGGTTCGAGTCACTCTCGCGAGCGCTTCGCCAGCGCACGGCGGATTACGCCTCGATGGTCCGCCGCTGGTCGGTCGTATATTCCGACGTCGAGGATTCGACTTGGCTGCGCCTCGCCGTTCAAGCTCGCGGCGTGGATTACATCCGGACCATACCATGGGTGCGTTGGAGCATGCCGCAACTCTCGGGCGACCGCCCGCCTCAAGGGTTCGAGCATTTGCTCGTGTTTCACCCAAAAGGGCGCAAGCGTTGGAATGGGCCCGGCAACCTCACGCACCTCGAGCACCTTGCGCTTAGGGGCGAGGGGAAACACAAATGCGAGAAACCTCTCGATCAGGCGCTCGATCTGGTGAGCTACTTTTCAGATCGCGGGGAAACCGTGTTCGATCCCTTCTCAGGGTCGGGCGTGTTCGCGCTGGCGGCTCGGCTGCTCGAACGGAACTTCATTGGCGTCGAGCTCGATCTCGAATGGGTGGCGAAGGGCAACGCCCGAGCTACAAGCCGCCTTAGCGCTCGCGACCATGAGCGTTTGACTCGATGGCTCGACGCGCCCACGGAGCCCGTTAGCGCGCTCGCGGAGGGCCCTAGCCTCGTGCGTGCCTCGAACCGTCGCGGCGATCGGGAGCTCGCCGCAAGGGCCCTCCAATGATGACGGTAAATTACCCCGAGCGGGATACGCTGCTCGTAACAGGGTCGCGCGACTGTAGGGCGCAGGGCTTGATCTTCGCCGACCTCGACTCGATCCTGATTTGCGTGCGGCCCATCCGCCGCCTCGTGCACGGGGATTGCCCCACGGGGGCGGATCGAATCGCCGACTTTTGGGCGAGGGCTCGCGGTCTCGAGGTGCTGCCCTACACCGTGAATCACGAGCTCGACGGCCCATGGCCCGGCGCAGGCCCGCGCCGCAACGAACGCATGGTGCGGGCGGAGGCTCCGCGCCTGCGAGCGGTGTGCGCGTTCTCTGTGACGCTACAGGGCTACACCCGCGGCACGGGCGGGTGTGTTGAGTTGGTCGATCGCTATCTGTCCGCCGTCGGGCGGAGCGTGCCGCGCTTCTCGGCGTTCGGCCGTTAGGCCGTTAGGCCCCCATGCGGAGGCCATACGCGAAGGCGTGAGAGCCCGCCGCGACATAACCCGCGCAGGCCCAACGCCGATCCGTGACCCGAACGATATTGATCGTCGGATCCGGGGTAAGCGTCGTGTGCCGCGCCATCGGGTCGGGAACGAACGAGAACGATTCGCAAGCGTCACCCGTCCACAGGATCCCGGGTTGCCCGTCGAGCTCGCCAGCGACGGCGAAGATCGAACCTCGCACCGCACTCGTGTTGTTTCGCGAGAGCAGCACGAAATCCGCCGGGAGGTTCGCCGACTTGTCCACCCAAGTATTCCCGCCGTCGGCGGATACGAGAATGAACGTCGTCGATCCATCCTTCGCCATAAGGACCATGAGATCATCGGCGGGCATGTAGCGCAGCTCTTGCGCGTTCGCGCCGCCCATCGGGCCCGTGAGGGGCGAGGTTTGCTTTACAGGCGTGAACACACCCGCCACGCTCGGAGGCCATCGCCAAAATTCCGTATCGTTTGCGGCGAGCTTCCAATCCGGGCCCGCTGCGATGAGGTAGAAAACCGGAGTCTCGCCCGTGTCGACCGTGTTCAAGGTCATAGGCATCGATCCATTTGCATTCGTGAGCCGCCAGATCCCGCCGCTGCTCGAGTGCTCGCCGACAACCCAAAAGCAATTTTCGTCGGAGTCGAACGTAATTGCGTTCGCTTGCGTGCACGAGGTAAGCGCCTGGCTTGTCCACGTCGTGCCCGCCGAGCCCTGGCAGTAAATCCGCCCTGCGCCCGCGACCTCGTAAATCGCAGCGTTGCACAATGGCGCCTGCGCCAGGCCCGTAAATACCGCGCCAGGGGAATTCAGATCCGACGCCCACGTAACGCCATCGTTGAGGCTGATCATCAGATCCTCATCGTTCGAGACGAAGATCAGGGGGCGGCGAGGATCCCAAAGCTTCGCGCTGAGATCCGTTGTGGAATTCCCGCCCGCCGCGCACGAGCCATCCCCGTTGCCAGGCAAAGGCCAATTCATGATCTCGAGGGCGTCGAGGTCGAGCAGACGCCTTCCCACGTCGTTATCGCGGAAGTTCGCCCAATTCGACGGGAGCGATTGCACGGGCTGATACAGGCCCGCCGCCTTTTCGCCTAGCGAAGGTTCGAGCTTGCAATCGATCGCCGTGTAGGGCGCATCCGCAAACTTCTCGTTCGTTGCATATTGGCGCGGAGCGCCCGCCGGTCGACTCATTACAACCTCATAGCGACGCTAAGCCGCCCACCAAGATCAGGATCACTCGAGAGCCCGCACCCTTGCGCGCCCTCGCCGATCGTTCGATCGGTATCAATTCCGCAAATGAACGTGTCGGCCCGCTCCGCCGTATTCCACACGAAATCACATCGTGACCCGAGCGGCTTGATCGTCGCCAGGTTCGCGACCAACGGATCGAGCGCAACCGGGAGGGCGATCACGCACTCGATAACGAACGAGGCGGGCGGGAAATCGCGCGTTACGATGACGTCGGTTAGTTGGGTGGACAGATCCCCAATCTCTTTCACGTCGGCGTCATTGCCGATCGCGCGGAGGATCCGACCCTGCGCGTAAAGGGCGACGCGATAATCATCATCGTCGAGCCCATTACGCCCACGGTCGAGCAGGCTGCCGAACATGTCGAGGATTTTCCCGAACCCGTCGGTTAGATTCAGGTAATCCGCGACCTCCCATGCCGCATCCTCCAACTTCTGAATTTGCTTGAGCGAGGTCGAAACCCACGCCTGCAACTTCGGTTGTCGGAGCGGGCCGATCCAGCGCTTGACGCCGCGAGCGACGTGCGAGGTTGACCTTTCGACGGCCATCAATCCACCCAACCAAATCCAAGCAAGTTGGGATCATCGAGCCGACGCGTCATGCGTGCGACCTCGTTCGTTTGCGGGCCCGAGTTGCCCTCGATGCTGACGAAATGGATCCCGTCGGAGGGAACCGACTCGAGCACGCCAATATGCCCCGTCCACGCGCCAGGCTTCCCGCGATGCCACACGGGAACCATGCCCGCCTTGAGCTCGTGCCCGCGGTTCGCCCGCACGTCGGCAGCCGAGACCCAACGCGCCGCCGCTTGAAACTGTGCCATGGTCGCCTTAGCGCCAGCCGAGCCAGCGATCGGGCTCTTGACGTCGAGGCGGGCGCACGCGAGGCGGAGCCAGTGAGCCACAGCGGCGGCGCACCAATTGTTCGGCGAGCCCGCGCCGACCTCCGCGAGCCAGCGATCGATCTCGCCGCCCGTGTTCGCGACGTGCCCTTCCCGTACCCCCGTCTCGAGGCTCCGCACTGCCTCCAACAAGAGGGCATCGGCGAGGGTATGGGACGGCCCGCCCCATGGCCACACGGCGCGCCAGGCGCCCGCCAGCGCTTGCCCGAGGGCGGGAAGCACATCAGGCAGGGGCGGCGCGGCGTCGAGGCCTAGGAAGCCCTCGCAAAGCTGCTCGGCGTAGGTGTTGATCTGGGCTCCGTGGGCGGGCTTGTCGCACGTCGTCGAGCGGTAGGACGCGATCACGACGTTCGAGTCGTGTAGTCGGGTGTACCGCGGGCCCGCGCCCTCCGCCGGGATCGGGAGCAATTGCCCCGTCACCTGGCGAAGAACGCTCACGGTCGAAAGGTACGGGCCCGGATCGAGTTGCTCCGTGTAGGTGTTGTAAGTGTGGCTCGCGATCCATTGCAATTCGCCGCGGGCCGCTCGTTCATAGAGATCCCTCCACTGCCCTACGGGCATCGTCTGAGGTCGCTTGGGTAGAGAACCGTGCGTACCGTCGAACGTGAACACCTCCGCGGGGGCAAGCCCCGCCGCGCATAGCTCGCGAACGCCCGCGCACCCGGCGGAGTAGCCCAGCAATCGCAGCGGGCTACCGTCGTCGGATTTGCGAATCGTCGCGAGGTTGCCGCGCGTTCCGGGAAAGGTGACGATCTTTTCCGAGGGGTAGCGCTTCCGCAACTTCCCCGGGAGATCGCCGCAGTAAATGGTAACGATCATTTCGCGCTAGCCTCCGCCTCACGTCGAGCAGCGTCGAACGCCGCCTTACCCCTGATTCGGAGCTTGTGCCCCTTGAGCGCCTGCGCCACAACCGCCGAGACGCCCGCGGCGCCGAGCAGCCCGCCGAGAGCGACGCCGCCCGCTTGGATGATCTCGAGGTAGCTCACGGCGTCACCTCGGGTTCCGCGCACACTTCGGGGAACGTCGAGCACACGCCGACGCGCAATGCCTCGAGAGCTTGCACCACAGGCCCGACCTCGAGCGATTCGGCCTCGATGCATTGCGAACGATCGTCGGCGAGCTTGCAATCCTCGAGACGTTCCTCGTAGCAGCTCAACACGTAGGGCTCGGAAACGTTCGCGCCCTCGACGGCGGGAACGAGGATCTTGCTCAGCGCTTCCGAGTTGCAGCCCGCCAGCACGGCGATCACGACGTAAGCAGCGAACGCGTACACGATTGCGCGCACCTCCACAGGCAATCGGCGGGCGGTCACTTGATCGCCCCTAGCTGCGCGTCGAGCTCTTCCGTGAGCTCACGTAGCGGATCGTTCGGGTCGAGGCGGTTGCGCGCTTCCTCGATGACGCGTTCCGTAGTGAGAGGCACACCCGGGCGAGCGAGCGCGATTGCGAGCGGGCCGTAGCGGCGAATCGCCGTGGCGATGGTCGGGCCGTACTTCGGGATCCGACGCGTGAGCAGGATCGCGAGGTTGCACACCAAACCGAGGTGCACGTAAACGAGCGAGAAGTAGAGAACGAAATCCGCGACGGTCATAGGGCCTCATCGTCAGTCGCGACGATAGCGATGTTGGAAGTATCGATTACAGCGATGCGCCGAGCAGGGATCGTAAGGTCCGCGTTCGTCACGATCGAAACACCTGAATAGCTTAGCACGACCGACGTAACCCGGGTAACCCCCGTCGCGGTGTGTGCCGACGAAAGGTAATCGGAGAATGCGACCACGCCAGAATCACCCCCGATAGCGGGCTTTTGCTCGAGTGCGCCCGTCGCTGCGAGCAACGTTTCGACGGCGGCGTTTCCGACGTAGCGCGCAGGGTCTTTTTTGAGCGTGACGATCATCAGAATATCGATCGGCTCCGCGCGCGTGAACGAATATTTGAACGTCGGATCCGTGGTTTCCCCGAAGCTCTTTACCCCGTTGGGCTTGTGCTTTTTGATGATCGCCCAAATATCCTCATCGGGCACGGCCGCGCTTACGCCGTCCCATAGGATTACCTCGAACGAGTGCGGAGGCACCCCGAGCTTATCCGTTACGTCATCATCGTTATCGATGATCTCGACTGCCAAGATTGGATGATTGCCCTCGGCGTCCACGTAGGCGAGCAAGGCAGCCTCGAGCGCTGGCGCGGTCGTGCCTCCGAGTGCGCGGAGCTCCGCGCGCCTGCGCCGGCGCAAGCCCACGTTGCCCTCGATGTTTGCCCCGATCGTTCCGTCGAGTGTGTTCGTCACGGAAACGAGACCCGTTGCAGGCGTGGCGATGACGGTAACCGTGCCCGCGTTCGCGACCACAGGCCCGAGGAATTCCGACCGCGCCTCGATGGGGAACGTATCGGTTACGCCCGTCTCGTTCGTGAAATTCTCGGTTGCGACGAATCGCGTTTCCGGACTGGCCCCAAGGGCGAACATGGTAACGCCCGCCTCGACCTCCGCTCCGTCGTCGAGCTCGACCGTGAGGGCGTTCGCGCCCTTGAACGTCGTATACGTTGCCGGATTGCGCGTCGTGCCTGTGATAGCGCACAGGGCGTCGAGGCGTTGATCCTCCGCGGCGTTCGGGTCGAGCCCATCATAGGCGATCTTGATTACCTCCCACCCTTCGCGGAGGTGCGAGGCAACGATCCCGTCATGCTCGCCCGCGACCGAATCAGCCTCGGTTGCGATCAACGCGTCGACTGTGCCCTTTGCATCGTCGCCCAATTGCGTTTTCAGCGAAACGACTGTGGGGATCTCGAGGCCCGAAGTTGTCAGGTATTGCGGCGGCATGGCTTAGGGATTCCCCACGATGAAAGGTTGATTGGCGAGAGAGATTGCGCGCCCACCCGCCGAGACTCGAGCACGCGCCGAATAGGTGCGCGTGGGCTTGTGGAGGTTGTGTGTGTAGGAAAGGATCCGCGAAACGCCCGGAGTCTCTCGGATGATGCGCCGGAAGAACGACTCGACCAACGCGAGATCCGGATTACGGATGAAAACGTTTTGCAAGTAGGGCACGCCCTCCCGGAGGTCGAGGAACCAATCCCCACGCCAAAAGCCCATGCGGATCGCGAGGCGTTGCGCTACCGCGTCGACCCCTCCGACCAAACGCATGGGGATCGCGAGGTCACCCGTAAGCGGATCAAGGGCGTAATCCTTGCGAGCGATTGCCGGGCCCGGATCGTTTACGAGCGGAATATCCTCGACCGTGTAGGACCATGCAAGGATCGTCATTCGATTTTCACCTTATCACATTTGACCGAATCGAGAGGCCCTACGATGGTATCGGGAACGGCGGAGCTCCCGCTCCCGGTCGTGATCCCTCCGTGCTTATGCCCGTCGTAAGCGGCTTGCAGCGTGGCGATCCGATCGTCCACGTATTCAGCGACGGCCGCGAATAGCTCCGCGTTCTCGGAACCGATGCGCGTCATCGGCGAACCGATCACGAGACTAGGCGAGGCGGCTTGCACGCCCGTAACCTTGAGCTTGGATAGGCGCGCGGGGAAGAACATTGCGGAGCCTAACGCGTTCCTCCGGAGGTCACCCGCGGGCGTCACTGTGCCCTTTTCGCGGAAGGCTCCCGATGCGCTCGAGGTGAACACGAGCAAACCCTCATCGCCCTTGTTGATCTTGCATGTGATCTGCACATCGCCCGCGGCAAAGAACATGACGGGAACGTTGCTCACGATCGGTAACGTCTCGTGGCCCAAAGCTCCGTCGAGCTCCGCCGGTAGCGTGCGCTGCAATGCGGGTTGCACGTCGACCGTTTCGGTTGCGGCGTCGAACTTCTGAACGATGCAAGGTTCCGCCGTCCACGTGTTACGCGCACGCGTATCTAGGGCGGCGGAGATCAATTCGGCGAGGGTGACGCGGAGGCCCATGTTAGTATTTCTTCGCTTGGATTTCGATTTGCCAGGGTGCGTCGGTTCGCGTGTCGCCCGAGTGTACGGTTTCCTCGATGCGATATTGACCCTTGAGGCGCGTTGCATCGAGCACGAGCAGTCGCCCGGGGAAGACGTCGGGCTGTAGCAAGGTGCTCACAGTGAGAACGCCTTTCGGATCGATGGTCGGTTCCCCGATCATGCCTGCCCCCTTGGGGCCTCCGAGGTAGATTGCAGTCCCCTCTAGTGACCTTTTCCGCTCGAGGATTTGCAGCTTGCCGTTTTGGATCGACCAATCGAGCGAGAGCGAATTGCAAATGTTCGTCATTTCAGCGGCGGCTTGACCGCTGAGCACGGTTCCCATGCTGAAAATGTTTCCCGTGCCCGAGAACGCGCTACGGATCTTTCGCGCGGCGTCGTCGAGGTTGCCCGCCCCGACGCCCACGGCGAGCGCGATTTGCTTGAGCACTTGATCCGTGTTCGTGCCCTTCGCAATCGACACGTTTACGCGGGAGGTCTTTACCTCTTTCTCGCCGTCACCTGCCTCGAACGTCGTGATCGCGTCGGGCTTGGGGCCTGTGGTGCCTCCCGAGCGGCAACGCCCGAGAAACACGGTTGACATGCCTTCCTCGTAACCCGCGTCGAATTGCACAGGGAGCCAAGTGCCTACGCTCATTTGCGCGATGTGATCACGGGTCAAATTCCAAACCTGAAAAACGCCCTTGTTGGGCTCGGGTTTCAGATTCTTAGAGACCGTGAACGAAAAGCGTAACGAGTCGCGGGATTCAATCCCGACGTTGTTTACCTTGAGCAAGGCGCGCCGCCCGAAGAGTCTCATAGCTCACCCGCGAGGGCCTCCAATTCGGCGAGCTCCGCGCCCGAGAAATACACGAGCTTTACCTCACGCCCGAGAGACGCGAACCCGGGAGCCTCTCGGGAGCCAAACCCGACTAGGCGGGCGTCCAGAAACGCGAGCTTCCCGGCGGGGCGATTGGCTGCAACGCACCCGACCAGCAAATCCCAATTCGGCGTAACCTTCATTCCGGTTCGCACGGGAACGCCCACGGAGTCGTAAAGCGAGAGGTACCAGCGATCCTCGCGGCCGTTCCAATCAAAGGACAACTTGAAATCCACGCCGTCGAGCGGAACGGTTTCGGTGTACGATGACACCTCGGGGAACAAGGGGATTTCGACTCTCATAGTTTCTTTCCGAGGTAATCCCACCCCTTGGATAGCAATGAGCTATCGCCGCCGAATAGATCCTTGAGCGTGGCATCAACGCCCGTTTGCGCGCCCTTCGCTTGGGTCGGAGCTCCGCGAGGCTCGGCGGGCTTGGGGGCGGTAACCTCTTGCGTGTTTACTACGCTGAGCTCCCTCCAATCGATGTGGATTTCCGCGTGCCCCGTAGTCTTAAGCGGGAGCCCGATGTATTTGATCAGCATCGACTCGTAGTCACGGGCGTGCGTGACGATGGTTCCCGTAATGAAACCGCTTTGCAGGGCCTCGAGACGGGCGACCGCTTCGCGGATGCGGTTCGCCTCGCGGGCGATCTGAAACGTCGTTACGCCCTTCGCATCGGTCACGTATGAGCCGCCCTCATAAAACGTGTTGTGGGTCGGGTTGCTGCTTACCACGACGTCGGCGGAAAACGTTTTCGGGACCTTGATCACATGATCGGAAACCGTCGCGCCCGTCTCGATCGGGTTGTCGGTCGGAGTTACTTCGAGCTTGTGATCCTCGAGCAGCGTGAGATCGAAACCGATGTAGTCGAACGTTTCGTCATCGGGGATGAAATAGACCGTCGACATTTCACAGGGCCTCGGTTAGGGCGTTGATCGCCGCCTCGTTCGACTTGGAAACCGCCCGCATGATCTGGTCTTTGGTAATCCCAAGGGCCTCGAGATCGGTCGTGTTGATCGTAAGCGACACGTTGGTCACGGGGGAGGCGTTGATCGTGTCGCCCTGTGGCTTGAACCCGCCCGCCCCATCCTCGACGAATCGCGTTCCGTATTCCTCGTTCGTGCGGGAGGTCGCGTAGCCCCTGCCCTCGACTGCCACGCCCGCCGCCGATAGCGTGTTGTGGAGGTCGGCAACAACTTGCTTTTGCTCCGCCAACCAAGCCTCATTGCCCGCGGCGTTCTGATCGTTGCCGACAAGCGATTTCAGCACCCGCTGATTTTCGCGCCACTGATCGGCGGGGTCGACCGTGCCCGCCGCCTCGAACTTCTGACGCCGAAACAACTTCTGATCGTTGCTAAGGCCCGCCTCGAATTTCTCCCATTTCGCAACCTCGGCGTTTGCGTTCTCGAGCAGCGTCGCGCGTTGCGTGGCGGTCGCGTCCCTATACGACTGGTGACGCTTGTCCGTTACCTCTTGCTCGAGGGTGCCCGCATCCTTGAACAGATCGCGCCACGTCGTATCAGCGCCCTTCATTTGCTTCGTTGCGACGCCGATAGCGGCGGGAATATCGTCCGCAAAGAACTTGACGATCGAGCCGCCGACGGTACCGAACGTAACGGCTAGCTTGTCCAGCAATCCGTTTTGCGCGGCAATGTCCTTTGACAAGTCGTTCACGTCTTTTTTGATCTTCCGGAAAATATCGTCGCTGGCGTCTTTCCCAAAGATGTAATCCATGAATCGCTTGGTTACCGCGTTGCCACCCTCGAACGCCGTAATTACGTCGTCGACTACGAGGCCCACGAGACCCAACGCCGCGATAGTCAAGAGCCACGGAGCAAGCGCAGCTGCGCCCGCGATAGCGCCAGCAATGCCGACGCCGATCAACACATTCTTTAGGTGCCCGCCGCCCTCATCGCCCTTCCGGAAATTCGCCGCGAGCAGGCCCGCGTAGCTCGTAACTTTCGTAATGGCGGGCGCAATGCCGACAACCATTTGAGCCTTGAGCCCGTTTAGTGCGAGCTCGAATTGATCCGTCTTATCCCCGAGGTCATCGAGGGCACCGATCGCGTCTTCCGAGAGCCCGCCGCCTAGGGCCTCATATTGCTCGACCATGCCCGCGAAACCTTCGCGCCCCTCCGCGAACACGGGGATCAACTTGCCACCCGCTCGCCCGAATAGGTCGAGGGCGGCTTTGCTCCGCTGAGCAGGATCCTCGAGAGCGGCAATCGCTACGCCCGCGTCGGTCGCGATCTCGCCCATCGGGCGTAGCTTGCCCTCCGCGTCTTTCGTCTTTACCCCGAGCTCATCGAGCAGCCCGCCCGCCTTCGCGCTCGCCCCGCCTACCTCCGCAATGTTCTTTTGCAGGGTGCGGAACATGGGCTCGACGTCGGAGGCTTGCCCGCCCGTTTGCCCGATGACGTATTGCCACTCTTGCAGATCGTTCGTGCTCACCCCGAGGCGGGCCGACATGTCATTGATACTCGACCCGAGGTCGACCATATCCGTAACCATGCCCTTGATCACGCCGCCCACGGCCGCGCCCGCGATGAGCCCGCCGAGCCCGCGCAGGCCCGAGGTGAAGCCCCCGATCAACCCGCCCGCCTTGCTAAGCTTTGACGTGTCGACGTCGATCGAGAACTTCGCTAGAACTTCCTGCAATACGCCCATAGCATTACTCGATCGTGGCGTTCTCGAGCATGTCGAGCACCTTGTGTGCTTCGATCAGATCCTCGATACTCCACTGATCATAAACCTCCGTGAGGGTGCAAGTAATCCGCGGGTGCGTGACGATGCGCCACACATCCCAATTCACCCCTTGCGGGATCGCAAGGATACGGGCTTTCCCTTTGCCGGATTTTTTTCTTTGGCTGCCTCTCGCAGCCCATCGAAAAAATCGCCGGTCAAGGCCTCGACTGCCGCGGAGAAAATCAGGAAGGCAACGATCGGCTCGAAATCCTCCCAATCGATCAAGTCGCCCTCGACCTCGACGGTTGCGTTACCCTCCGCGTCTTTCATGGTCTCGGCGCCCGAGTAAACCTCGATGCGCGCCATGAGCCACGCTTGCGCGGCGGAGGCTTTTCCGGAGTTGTTGGCGGCGGTCGCTGCGATGTATTCCTCGACGTAGGGGGCTGCCTCGAGAGTGCGGCGCACGCCCCACGGCTTGATCTGGTAATCCTTGCCCTTGACCGTAATCGTTTTCATGTTGCCCTTTCTAGTGACTGTGAATGTTCCGCGACACGAGGCCACGCACGATGACTCCGGGAAAGGTGACCGGTCGTGCGTAGCCTCGCAGCGCGGAACGCTGCGAGCTCGGGGCTTTTACGCCTTCCCGAGAATCAACGTGCCCTCGCCCGTCTCGAGAGTCCACATACGCATTTCGACGTTTTGGCTCATCTTGACGACCGGTTCCCCCGTAACCCACGCCTCGCCCGTGACGAACGAGTCGAGGTTGCTCCCTTTCCACAGGAACGGGAGCGCGATGCCGCCCGCCCCGAGCTCGCACACCATGCGATCGGCGAGCAGCTGCGCCGTGAAATACTTGTTGGCCTTCGCGCCAGGCAGCAACTCGATCTCGATCTTGAACGACTTGTTAGCCGTGTAGGAGCGAGCTACCGCGCCATCGTTGCCGATGACGGAAACGAACTTCGGCCCCATGGGCGTAATCGTGATCGCCGCCCCCGTGCCGAATGCGCGGATACGCACGCCCCCGAGGGAGACGATCGAACCCGCAAGGGACTGTGTATCGAGTGATTCGCTCATGATCAAACTCCAATGTCGAAGATGAATGCTGCGCGGTGAATCGCCCCCGCGAGTCGACCTCGACCCTTGATCCCGGAGAGCGTGCGGGCTGCGCGTTGCGCCGCCGTGGTTTTGGAAAGCAGCGGCGCGGTAACCGTCGGAGGCTCGCCGTTTTCGTCCACGGGGGCGAGCACGCCTTGAGTGACGGCGAGGTTGAAAATCGCTTGCGCGATCCCCGTGATAATGTCGATGCCCGCTTGGGTAAACGGGATCTTCTTTGCGTTGAGCTGCGCGGCGAAGATCGCTTCCTGAACGCGAGCCGCCAGCCAATCGAGGTTGACGGTCGTATCGAACCAATCGCCGTCACCTACCTTACCCTCGAACACGATGTTTACGGAATTCAGGGTCGTATAGGTCGAGCCCCGCTTCCCGTTGATCGCGTTCGCTTGCGCACTCGTGAGGGCGTCGGGCTCGATGCCAGCGAGGATCTTGTAGGCGGGCGAGGCGCTACCCTCGGGCACGTTGAGCGCGAAGAACTTCGCCAGGAACGCGAGATCCCGGTAATCCTGAATCGAGCGCTGAGCATAGATGATGTGTGTTCGGGTTCGCGCCGCTGCCACGTTGTCGGAGAAAACATCCGTGGTCGTGGCCACATCGCAGCTCAGCGAATCGGAGTTGCGCGCGGAGAAAACCATTTTCTGAGCTTCGACCCACGCGGCGGCGGCGTTGCACTCCGCCTCGCCGCAAGAGTCGAGCGTAAACCCGTAGGCGTCGATCAGCCCGCGGGAGGCCTCGAGAGCGAGCTTGATCTCGGCGAGGTCGGTTGCGATCCCGGGGTCGGCGGTCGTAACCTCGACCTTCATATCCGACGGGCTCGGGAGCTCGTAGTATTCGATCAGCACGCCCGCCGTGCTGGTGTTCGTCACGGATCCCGTAGCGCTCGCGGAAACCATTCCGGAGATCGGGTCGAGGTCGACTTGCAGCCCGTCGGAAATGTCGGCGGCATCGTCGCCAGTCTGCACCGTGTAGGAGATCACGGTTTCGGTACCCGCGGCGTCGCGTGCCTTGAACGCGTACACGAAACCCACAGTGAGATTCAGCGGGGTAAATTTCACGACTTGCGTGAACGGGAGGAACCGCGAACCCACGACCAACTTTTCCGGTCGAGGGCTTTGCGAGAAGCACGCAACCGCCGCCTTGTAAATCGGGTGATTCACGGTGTAGCCCGCCGAGATTACCTCGGAGGTTTCCGCAAACTCTTGCAAGCGGATTCCGGGTTTGACCGTCTGATAACAGACGAACATGGGGATCCCGAAAGCCTTTTGCGCCGGGAAAACGTTTTGCTTGTTGATCGTGACGGAAGCGACTTGCGAGAGCGTGGGCATTACGGTTTCTCCGGATGGTTGGAAAGATCCTCGAACGAGGGCACGCACCCGCGCACCTGCGCCGCGAGAAGGATCGAGATTGCGACGGCGGCGGGCCCGAGCAGCTTGTAGACCGCGCCGAAAATTCGCAGCACGATTTCCCCGCGAACCTTCGCCTTGATCTTTCGGGTCTCGGCGTCTGAGAAACTTGCGCGGGCGTCGAGCGAAATCTTTTCCGCTAGAGCCTTCTCGGCTGCGCTCGCGTAGGTTCGGGTTCCCGCGTTGAGCTCCAATCGGAGCAACGCGCCCGTGGTTTCCTTTTGGTGTTTCTCGAGGTCGCTTCGCAGACCTTGCACGTCGGCGGCGAGAGCTCCGACAAGTTGCGCTTGCTCACGGTGTGCGTGCTCGATGGCTCCGACCACATCGCCATTTGAGCGGGCGAGCTCGAAAGCTCGATCCGCCGTGCGCACTGCAACGCTAGCGGACCGCTCCGCCAACTCCGCTTTTCGTTCGATTACATGCAACGTCATTGCGGGACCCTCGCTCGAGTAGCGACCTCCGCCCTTTCGATCCGCGAGTATCGCGCGACCGAAGTAGCGAGGTTGTTTGCATTGAATCTGAGATCCATTACGTAAACGGATCGCACGCGGTCATCAGTGACGGAGCGGAGCGGGGTGGAAAGCCCGACCGACAAGAACCCGAGGCCTAGGGCTTTGAACGCGAGCACGTTTTCCGTGAGCTCCAAACACCCGCGAAGGGCCTCCGCGTAGGTTTCCGCCTCCGTGCCTGGCGTGTGCGCGTCGCACTCGAATCGAATGCGGAGCGTGAGCCCGACGACGGTAGTAGCCTGCTCTTTCAATGGCGCGACCTCGCCGCCCCACGGCGATTCACCCGCCGCCCATTCGGTCGCCTCGACCTCGAGATCCTCAACGTCGGCGGTTCCGATCGTCTCGTAAGTGAGGGGCTGAACAATGAGCCAGGCAGGCGCGCCAAAGGGTCGTTTCTGATCTTCCCAGATCGCGGCGGGCGCGGCGCGGTCGGAGTCGGCGGCGAGCTCGGGAAGGCCCGCCATGGTGGCAAGCAAGGCGAGCAGCGGCACTTTGATTGACGCGAACGAGATCATTTGCCTGCTACTACCTTTCCGCGGATTGCCGCTTTCGTCTGCCCCGTATCAACCCAAGGGACCGTCGAGCCCTTGCGATCCATCGTGCTCTGCTTGTTGGGTGCGGTGCTGGCGGTAGCGGCTTGGATCTCGCCCGCCCATACCTGCGCCAATTGGTCGATCGCCTGCGCCGGGTTCTTGCCTGCCTTGAGGGCGGCGGCGTATCGGTCGCGAATCGCTCGAGGTGCCTCCGTTGCCATGCGATCCCCGAAAGCCGTAATCGCGGGGCGGGGCACTTGGTTGGAGGTTCCGAATTCGAGATCCTCCGCGTTCTGTGCAACGGTCCGCCCACCCTCGCCCTGCGCGGCGCCTTCCTCCGCGTGGATTCCGAGAGTGACGGAAAGGTTTTTCGCCGCGTTGATCGTCGCGATCAACTTGTCGTAACCGTTGTCTTTGGTCGTCACAGGCACGTGACGCCCTTAGGGAAGATGCGAATTCCGCAAGCGCACGTAGCCTGCAACTCCAAAAGGGGCGCGTCGTAAACGGTTTTCCCCTCTTTCGATACGAGCTTCGCGTTGACGCCCCACGGGCTAAGCGCGAGCTTGCGCGCAGTGATCAGCCCGTGAGCCTCGTTCGCGTGATCGCCGTATTCCTCGCCGACGCAAGCCGCCGCTTCCGCGAGCTTCGCGTCGATTAGGGAATTGTCCGCGGAGCGAAACTCCGCGTAGCCCTCGAGGAATACGGCGCGGGTGAGCACATCAGTCCCGCATTCCGTCGAGGTATTCGATCCCCATCGGTTCCTCGATGACGACGCCGCCGAACCGGGCGTAACCGGGAACCTTGATCAGCATCCCATCCGCTTGCGGCGAAAGGGCCTGATAGTCGACGGGGCACACCAAGCGGCACACCTCGAGATTCGGATCGTAGGCGATCCAGCGCGGACCGTCGGAGCCCGCGTCGGCGAGCGCGCAACGATTCCACGAGACAACCTCCGTGACCGTCGGGTGATTCTGCAAGAACACTTGCAGCACCGTATCCGGGTACTGATCCGAGTAGCGCTTGGTGCGCGCATTGAAGTGCGAGGCGGGGTCGAGCACGAGCCGCTTTGCAGTCCACGCGCCATCGGAGCGGAGCTCGACGGAGTTTGCGAACTTGTTGAGATCGTCGACCATGGTGGGGCCCGTGGCAGTGTCGCCCCAATTGCCGGTGTAGCCATCGCCCACGACTTGCAGGTGTACGCCGTACTTTTCCTCGCCCTTGAGCAAGCCGCCGATACCGCGGGTTGCGTCGCCGAAAGCGCCCCATCGATCGATGAAACGCTCGACGGCGCGGCGAGCCTTGAGGGCGTCGGCGCTCGCGAGAGGGTGACCGATCGCAGCCGCCATCATCAGATCGACGACGGAGTATTGATGGTTGATCTCGATCTCGCGAATGAGCGTGGATTCCTCTTGAATGAATCCCGACACGTTGCCCGCGTCGTCGGCGCCTTGATCGCCCATCCATTTCGCTTCGCCCGATTCCTGCTCACGCCGCCAGGTGAAAGACTTCGCGTAGGCGGGCACGCTCGTATCCAGGGGAACGAGCTTGCGGAGCATGAGCTCGGGGAATCGCGTCTGAACGATCTGTGCCTGAACGTGCTCGAGTTGGCGGGTGACCGCCATCGTCTCGCCCGCGTCGACACGCTTCCCGAGCTTTCGACCGGGGATGTTGAGCGCATCGAGGTTGATCGTCGAAAGGATCGCGCCGACGGCGGCGAGGTTGGAGGGGTTGCAGCGGTAGTTTTTCGGAAGGATCAGCATTTTGGATCAGCCTCGCAGCACGCCGTGAAGGGTTCCCGCGGCGTCCACATCCGCGGCGTTGGCAGCGGTGAACACGCGAATCGTGATAGAGCCCGTGCCAGGCTCACCCGCCACGTTGTCGGCGATCGTGTGAGCCAGGTACGCGGCGTTGGTCGTGGTCGCGAGAGCCTCCGAAAGGTCGAACGTCGCTTTGCTGTCGGCGGTCACGCGAAGGCCCGTGTTGATGGTGCAGACGCCCGCGACGATGTTCCCCGTGAATGACTGCTCAGCGGCGCTTTGCTGCCCCGCCTTGATCGCATCCCCGAGTTGCACCTCCGCAATGTCGGCGCCCGTGGTTTCGAGCTTGCCGGTAAACGAGACGCCAGGCACGAGCACATAGCCCGCGGCGGCGGTCGGGGAAACCATGCCGCGATCGGCGGCGGTTCCGCCGACATACATGTAGACCGCGCCGCCCGCGACGGGCGAACCGGTTTTCAGCGCCATCCAGATCCGACCCTCACGCGCCAGGGAGAGCACATCCCCGATCGCGTATTGAGTGCCATCGGCGGCGGGAAGCGGCGGCTTGAACCGGTTGTAAACCGAGACGCCGAGCACCGTTGAGACGTCGGAGGCGGCGTCGGGCGGCTCGCAGGTTTCGGAGTTGCCGACCACGAAACGACCGGGTTTGATTGCCGCGACCGCGCAGGTTCGAGAGATCAGATCGCGAGGCCCGCCATCGGCAAGCATGCCCACGAGAGCCTTTACGGGATCAGCCGTAACGGCAACTTGATTCATTCCACCGTATGTCATTTCACTTCGCTCCGTTGGGAAGATGGGCGCTCGCGGCGTCGAGTCGGGCTTTCGCCTGAATGCTGGCAAGCGAGCTCATGTCGCCAGCGGAATCGTTTCGAGAGTCGGAGTCGGCGCGGTCGCCACGTCGAGCGAACGTCGAGTCACCCGCAACCGGGGGCTTTTCCGTTTCCTCCGCGCCTACCTCGCCTTGAGTCACGGCGTCGGCGTCTGCCTCGACGTCGGCGGGGGCGGAGGCCTCCGCGGGATCGCCGCCAGCCATCCCGATCGCGATCTCGAGAGCTTCGCCCAACTGCTCGGGCGTCTTCCCCTCCGCGTTGTAATTGGGCAAGAGGATTTTGAGCGCGCGGGCGACCAGCGCGGAAAGATCCATCGGAGCATCTTTCTTGTCGGCGATCTCGCGCGTGAACGTGGAATCCTTCCGGCAAAGGATCCGGATCAGTAGCTCTCGCTTGTCGCGGGCGATCTTCGCCTCCGCGGCGTCGGCGCGGGCCTTCTCTTTTTCGGCCTCCGCCTTCGCATCCGTGCTCGCCTTGAGGGAGTCGGCAGCATCCTTCTTTGCCTTCGCGGCGCTGTTACGCAATGCCGCGAGGTGTTCGGGAGTGCCAACGGTGTATTCCACGCCGTCGATCGTTTCTTTCATTTGCTCCGCTCCGTTGGACTCCCCCGGGGGGTGGGTCAAATCTGACTCCCCGAGGCTATCAGCCAATCCGTCGAACCTCAAGGATTCGTTTTTATCCACCCGAAGGCGGACATTCCGCCCCGCGCGCCCCCACCCGACTTGGCCCAAAGCCAGGTGATTTCCCCTGATTCGCGTTTGCTTCCCGTCGTAAGCACCATACTCCGGGTGCACCCCTGCGCCGGGAACGTAATCAGCGTAATAGCCGCACGAGCACTCCCGCAAATCGCCCTCTTGAAACTTGCGGAGGGCCTCGCCGTCGTTGATGTGGACGCGGGCTTTTACGTAATCCCCATCGATGACGGGGGCGTCGATATGCCCAATCGCGTAATCCTTCCAAGTCTCGGGCGTTACCATATCGGGCGGATGATCGTCCGTTACGGTCGCGCCTGCGAACGAGGCGAGCGACTCCGGGCAAAACACTTCCTCGGGCAAGCGCAATTCTCGGCGCTTGCTCCCGTCGCGTAGGGTGTACTCGAACACGCCCACGCGCGTAATGTTCGCGTCCAACAACACGCCACCCGTGGGCGTGGTCGACACAAGGATCGGGCTGTAGTCGAATCGTAATACGCGTTTCATTCCTCGGGACTCCAATCCGGCAAATCTTCAATGTCCGGTAATACGGGCATGGCAATACAGCGACACTGGTAATCTTGGCCCGGGTGATTCCGATCCCCGTTCTCGTTCGTCACGGGCGGCGCGTCCCACGATTGGATCGAGCCGTCCAAATCGAAATGCATTCCGCGAGGCCATTTGCCGGAAGGGTTGCCGCGCACCCTCTCATCTTGCGATGTGCGCCAAAGGTATTCCCGGATCCCCGATTGCGTTTGGCGTTCCTGTGCAATGTCGGCGGCGAGCTTTAGAGTTTGGTCGCGGGCGAGCAACTCCGCCCGAGCTTGCGTAACGTCGAGGTCATCGAGGATCCGATTACGCAAAACGTCGACTTGCCAGCCGCCCGCCTCCGCCTCATCGAGGATCCCTTGCAGCTTTTGGAGCTCCGTGTTTCGGAGGCTCGTGATCTTGTCCGCGTTGATCCGTTTGAATTGCTCGACGCGATCCCCTAGTTGCGGCTGCAACCCGATTCGCTCGAGGCTGCCCCGCTGAGCTCGGAGGAAATCGATCCCGCGCATGCCCTTAGGCATGGGCCCGCGCTTGGGGCGCGCGCCGTCGATCAGGCGATAGAAATCCTCGGAGGCCTTGCTATCGACGCGGTTCGCGGCCGTCGCAATTTCCTCGACGGGCGGGCCCGCCATTTTGCGCCCGAGGTCACGGAGCTTGCCTTTCGTCCACGATGACGAATCGGAGTAGGGCAGGAACCCGCCGGGCCCGAACGCAACCGGGTTCTTGTACCAAACATCGAGCACCTCCGCGACGATGACACCCCGCCACTGCTCGACGGTTGCCCCGTAAGCGGTCGCCAGCCTCGCCGCGATGACGACGGGCGGAGCAACGGGTACGGGCTGCCTCACGTCTCGGAGGGCCCTTCCGTGGGGGCGGGCGGGGCAGGTTCCCCGGGCGTCGGCGGAGCGGGAGCCACGGGCGCGGGAGGCGGCGCGTTCGGGTCGTTCCCTGCCTCCGCCGACGCAACGGCCGCGATGAGGGAAGCTTGCTTCGCCTTGAGCTCAGCGATCTTCAAATCGCCGTTCACAGGATCGAGAGGTTGGCCGTACGCCTCGAGACCCTGATTCACGGTCAAGATGGTTTCGAGCGTGGTCGCGGTAAGCGCAACCTTTTGCACCTCGACGGCGGCGGGCGGCGCAGCCTCGACGGCGGTGGGCGCAACCTCGACTGCCTCGGGAGGCGGCGGCGCTACCTTGACGTCGAGTGCCTTGAGGTCGACTTGCAGGCGCTTGCGCTTCGCACCCATGCGCGCCCGCGCGACGTCTTCCGGGGAAACAACTTGGTTGATCAAGTAAATCTGATCGGTCTCGGCGTAAGCCTTATCGATCTCCGCTTGCTCCTTTTCCGTCGGCTCCCAAAGCGAGGGGAATTCCGGAACGCAATTCGCGGGAGCTCCGAGCATGCGAAGCACCTTGACGTAGGCGGGCGCGACCTCGCGTGTCTGGTAAGACTTCACTCGGTTATACCAATTCCTCGCGTCGCCATCGCCCGTCGCGTTGAGGCCCGCGGGCGCCTGCCCCATGAGAACGGTTACCGGAATCCGCGTTACCGCCGAGAGCATGTTGATCAATCGGTCGACGCTATCGGGCACACCTGAAAAGGTCATACTGTGGCGTTCGTAGCTCTCGCCCGTCGAGGCATCCAAAAGGATCGAACGTGTGAGCCCGCGGAACATGTCGAGCATGAGCCCGCGTTGAGCGAGTCGGGCTTTGCCACCCGGATCCATGATCTGCCCCAACAAGCCGTGTAGCTTGAACACGGATTGCGAGGCTTCATTGAGCATGTGGCCCAACGCTAGGTAACCGTCGTTCGTGCTTCGCAGCGTCTTATAGATGCGATCGTAAATCGAGTAATCCCACCCGCCGTTATTCTGGCGTTCCTGATTAGGGGTGACGACGCCGCCGAACACGAGGCAACGGGAGCGGTGAACCACGAACGGGGCTTGCCCGTTGTGTGGCGACACGCGGAACAATTCGGGCTCGTGCGCGTGAGGGGAATTCGACCTCACGCCGACGCAATCGATTGCGAGCTCGCGGCGATCATACACGTCGACGAATTCGATTCCCGAGCCAGGCTTCCCGCGGAAGGGGGTGTCGAGCTTGCCCCCGTCGTCGATACCCGGGATTGCGATTGCGCAACCCATGGCCCGACCGAACGAGAGCCCCGCTTGCAACTTGTCGGCAAAGCGGATTGCGTCGAGCGCTTTCCCGATTGCCTCGCCGCCGTCACCCTGAATAGCAACCGGGAGGCGTAACGCTTCCTCGGGGTAGGCGTCGGCGCAAATCCCTGCGAGCGGATCGCCTACGTAAAGCTGCGCGTCTTCCTCCGCCGACAATACGTAATCCGGGAGGAACGTAGTCGCTACTTGCGCGTCGATGCTCGTGCCAAGCCCCGAGAGAGCGTTACTCCACCCGTCGATTCTTGCCACTGCGCGCGCGATGATCGCCGCCGCTTCTCGCCGAATACCCATGGCACATAGTACCACGGGGGGTCACTTTTGACCCACCCCCTATTTGCGAGCGTGAATCATGGCATCCATCGCAGCGGCAAACACACTGTTTACCCCGAGCTTTAGAATCGCCTGTGTGAGTTGGTCGACCTCATCGTCACGGCGCACGCGCGGGAAGCGCAGTAGCGTCGACTTGATACGAGGGAACCACGGCGCGTCACGCGGGAGGTGCACTTGACCATTTGCGAAAAGCGGCGCGCAACCCTGCGCGCGTGCGAGCTTGGAACCCAAGGGCGTAACGAGCTCGATGAGTCCAGGCATCTTCGCCGCTAGGTGGTTCTCGCACGCGGGACCGTTGGCTTTATCCTCGATGTAGATTGCGCTCGACGGCCAAGAACCACGTTTCTCGAGAATCGTATTACACGTGTCAGTGAACGAGAGCCGCTCGTTTACGACGTCGAGTAACCAGAAATGCGGGACGATGCGCGTCCCGTTCCGCTCTCTCTCGTAGGTCACGCACCAATGACCGCCCGCCACGTAATCCGATGACTCCGCATCCTTGAACGCGAGATCCCAAGATTGCACCTTTTGCCCGAGCTTCGCCCGCGCCTCCGCCAGGGTGCACGAATTGTCGAGCGAGGGATCCTCGTGCTGGATCCATTCTTCTTTGAAGATCGCGCCGCCAGGCGTCGAGGGGCGTTGCTGGTATTGCGTCGCCCACACATCCGGGCCCGCGGCGTGTTCGAGCTCATCGCATTCCGCTTCGCCAAAGCGCGACGTTCCAAGCGGCTCGCCGTCGACCGTGCGCACGTCGAACCGATTGGGATTACCTTTGCAGCTAGGGCATTCGCAGGCCTCGCCCGCCTCGTAGCGCATCGGGATGCGGACATGCGTCCACACGGGCGAGCCATCCTTGTTGACCTCTTTTAGAGCGCGCCCGCTCGGATCATCCTCATGGATCCTTTGCATGATCATAACGCGAGCGAACGTCGCGGGATCGATGCGCCGGGAGGCAAAGGTATTCTTGATCGTCTCCCACGTGGAATCTAGGACGATACCCGTAATGGCTGCGCCGCCGCTCGCGTCGCGGGGCTTGATCGGATCGTCGATTACTTGGATGTGGCAGTGACGGCCCGTGCCGCGCCCGCCGAACGACGTGTTGAATTTCAGTCCGCCGCGGAGTGTCTTAATCTCCGACGTGTTCGGCCTCCCGACGGGAAGCATGTTGCCCCACCGCTCGCGGAACCACGGCGAAGCCCACATGTTGATCAGGCGCGTCGAGTCGCCATTGAGCAAGCTCGAATCAAAGCTCGCATACATCCAAGCCCGTTTCGGGTTGATGAAAAGCGCATCCCACGCGGGCCAATAGATGCCCGTAATTTTGCTCTTGCCCGTTCCGGGGGGAACGTTGATCAGCACACGCTTATAGCCCTCGACGCCCCTCGAGACTTTCTCGAGCACATCGCAAAGCATCCGGATATGCCACCCGTCACAGAACGGGTTTGGATCAGTGTGGGGCCAAGCGAGCCGCACGAAATGGTAGAGCGACCTCGACGCTAGTTCGCGGTCCGCGTCTGCTAGCGTCGGGAGGCTCATGCGCGCTCAACGAAAACTTGCATTGCGCCTTTTGGAAATCCGCCTAGGCGTTGCACGCGCAGGCGAACCGACGTCGGCGAGAGCACCTCGACGCTTCCGTGGTACATCCCCACGACGCCCTCGATGCTGGTGTAAATATCCTCTTGCACGTCGGGCGCGCTCGAGAACACGGCATACACCCGGATCGTTGGCTCGTAGGGGTAGCTTCCCGACGTCGCGGGCTGCGCGTATTCCAGAATCCCCCGAGGCTCGACGCCGCCGTGGTCGCACGTGCCATCCTCCGAGGATCCGGAAAGGTTCACGCCCGCGTATTCAGCCATCGGGATTTACCTCCGTGATCGTCACATACACTTCCGCGAAGGGCGTGATCTTGCTGCCGACCACGGGCGCAATGTCCGCGACCTCTAGCCCTGTGTTCTTTACCAGCAATTCGACTCCGCCGTGGTCGCACGTGCCGACCTCGACGGAACCGGAAAGCTCGACGCCCGGATAGGTGGCCATGATCAGAACGCCGCTACGGTGCCATCCCAAAACGTATTACAGTGCCCGAGGCACACGCGGTCGCGGGTGCTCGAGACCGTGATCACATCGGGATTGTTTTTGCCCACGGTATTCCAACGGAACAAGGTAGAGCGTCCTTTGATCCCCGGAGTCGAAAGCGCGCCGCGCCGCTGGTACCACAACGGGATCCCCGGGTGATTCCCCGTAATGGGTTGCGTGCTCCCGTTGTTGGGCCAAAGCACGGAGCCCACGCTCGGGAGGTATTGCGAGGGCACGTGCCAAGTGACGAACGACGTTCCGGGCGTGGCGCTGATGATGCTGCCCCAAATTGCGAACGTAGTAGCGGTCCCGCTTTCCGTCGCCATGGGCGTGGACTGCAAAGCGCTTTGGCCAGTGCACCACACGTGCGTAACGAACGGGTCACGATCGCCCGTGTCACCCTCGGCGCAAGGATCCTCGCACGCGAGCGTTCCGGGAATGTTCGAGGTCGGCGTACCTCCGCCCGTCGGGCGCGCGTTGAAAAGCCAGTCATAGGGCGCGGCGTTATTGACCCACCCGCAAAAGTTGTATGTGTTGTTGGTCGTGAAAAAGTTCGCGTAGGTCGGGCTCGCATCGGTGCCCCCGCCGAGCAAGAGGTGTTGATTCGTGGCAGTAGGCACACGCGTTGCGCCGGGTGAACCGCCCGTGAAATACAGGCCCGCGTTACCATCCTGTGAGCAGGCGCGCAGCATGCGCCAAACAAGGTCGGTCGTTCCCCGCTGCCACACGAATTCGCGCAACCCGTCGGGCGAGCGCAGGCGCACCCATGCTCCCGAGTTTGCCAGGCCTCCCGCGCCCGATGCGCCCGAGCTCACGGCCGCGCCGCTGCTCGAGTAGGTGGTACCGTCGGAGTCGGCGACTTTCGTCCACCCCGCTGCGATCAATGCGGCGAAGAATTGCCACATGCAAAGGGTGCCCGTAATGGGCGGTACGGCGTCGTGGAAAAATACTCGTGCCATGGTGATTCGGTCCTTTGGTCGTTACGGGTTCTCGAGGGCGTCGAGGCGCGCTTTGATTGCTGCGATCTGGTCTCGCGTGTCTTTCCACTCCGCATCCCACGAATGGCAGTAGCCCCGAGCTCCGTTGCGCTCGCCTGGCACTTCGCCTCGCATGGGTGGGCACACGATGGCGAGGGCGGTACCCGCGTCATCGCGCGTGAATCCGATTACGCGAATCACGCTTGAGCCATCGGCGTAATTGGCAGCGACGCGCACGCCTCCCGGTTCACCGGTTGCGACCAGCGTCCACAGGCCCCCATCATCCTCCGCGAGCTCCGCGGATGTGAGATCGGTTACGTCGAGGATCTCATAGGGCGTATCGGGGTGGGTCGCGCCCGTGAGCTCAACGGGGGTGTCGAGCCAGGCGTGATCAAGCGACGGGTTGCCCGCGCCTGCCCCGTCGGGCTGCTCGATGACGAAAGCCATTACCGCCGCCCCTTCCTGCGCGGCGAGCTCGCGGCGGTCGCCTGCGCGTCGGCGTTAAGGCGTGCGTATTGCTCCGCCATTTCGAGGCGCGCCTTTGCGGTCTCGTAATTCACTTTCGCCGCCTCGACCTCAGCGCGGCATTGTTCAATGTCCGAAAGCTTCGCTCCGCTCATGGTGCACCCTCGACCTTTGCGAGCAGCGCCCGCATTTGCAGTAATTCCGGTTCTGACAATTTCGTGAGGTCGGCGCGCGCCGTTCCGGGGATCTCGGTCGGAGTGCCCTGATCGAGCCGCCGCTTTTTATCCTCGAATTCCGCAACCTGAATATCGACGCGCCGCCCATACTCGAGCGAGCGAACGAGGCTCGGGAGAATCGGATCAAGGCTCACGCCCGGGTATTGCCTGCCCCGCGCAAACTCCCTCACGATGAAATCCCTCGCAGCGGCTCGAACCTGCTTGATCGTCGTCGGTTTGATCTCGATGGGCGCAGGCTCTAACCGGCGGGGTGGTTTGGCGGCATCGGGCACGAGGCACGCGAGCTCGGGCGGGAGCGGTACCGTCGGGCCTAAGTTCGGCGGGCTCGGGGGGATCGACTCCGTGGGCGTGGCAGACTGGCGCGATCGGCTCATCGCGGATCCGATCCCACGCGACGGGTGCGCGGCAGTAGCGGCACCTCGGGCGTTTCGACTTGGGTGTCACGCGGAGCGAGCTCCCGAGCACACCC